TACATTAGATACAGCATCATTATTAACTTTTTGTGGAGTTGGAAACGGATTTATTACTACATGGTATGATCAAAGTGGGAATATTAAAAACGCAACACAGGCTACTGCAACAAATCAACCACGAATAGTAACATCAGGTTTATATTTAGGTTATTTAATTTTTGATGGTAATGATGATAATTTAATTTCAACAACCGGTTCTTCAATACCTTGGAATGGCTCAACAGGCGCACACATTGTTACAGTTACTTCTCCGAATGTTGGACTTGTAAATGGTGCATTTGACTTTGCAGCAACAGTAAATGTTCCTTTTACAGGTGCGTGGGGAATAATATATCATACTGTTGGACCAACATTTTTAAAATGGAGGTTTGGTACAGGTGAGGTTAATAATGCTGAACTTTATACAAGAACAAGCTCAACTGCTTTTTGCATAGTTAACACAAATAAAAATAGTTCAACAGAAACACTATACTTAAATAATTCTCTTGTGAAAACTGTAACAGGAAAATTAACTACATTAGCAAATAATTCTCCTACAACTATACACATTTCATTTGCACCATCTGCAGGTGGTTATTGGGGTGGTTTTCAAAAAGAAATAGTAATGTATAATATTAATCAAAGTGCAAATGTTGATGGTATAAATACTAACATCAATTCATTTTACACAATATATTAAATGGGAATCGTAATAAGAAATACTAATCAAGGAGGAAGAATAACTTTTAGAGGTTTAGGACTAGGCGGTCGTATTACTTCTGGTTGGCCTGTAGCTTCTACAAGTGCATTATTATTAGATACCTATCCTGGAGCTGCTGCAGCTTATTCATTAAGAAAATTAAGAACGGCTTATAATGGTTCTGCTATTAGAGTAAGACGCAGTTCTGATAATACTGAGCAAGACATTGGGTTTGTAAACAATGAATTAGATACAGCATCATTATTAACTTTTTGTGGAGTTGGAAACGGATTTATTACTACATGGTATGATCAAAGTGGGAATATTAAAAACGCAACACAGGCTACTGCTGGAGCTCAACCACAAATAATTAACGGAGGTGTAATTTATACAAAAAATACAAAGCCAAGTATTCTTAATAGTTTTACTACATTTTTAGCTTTGCCTTCAACTATTACAGGAACATCTGGAACTTTAATAAATTTATCAGCAACACTTGCTGACCCACCAACTGGTGATAATGGCTCTCCATTTGGTTTTTGTACAACTTCAAATGATTCAAGTTATCAACCATTTTCAAACGGTATAATTTATGAAAATTTTGCTTCTACAACAAGACAAACAGTAGGAAATCCTACAAATAATACAACTAATTTATATTTATACAATGTAATATCAGATATAAATTTATATAATGTTAAAATTAATAATTTAACATTTTTTAATACTACTACAAATAGTGTTGGTTATGGAATACAAAGTCCACGTATAGGTAGGAGTTTTTCTAGCACTTTCGGAAATCAAGGTTTTGTTGGATATATAACAGAAATTGTAGTTTATACTAATAATCAAAATTCAAATATTTCAGGAATAAATACAAACATAAACTCATACTATACAATATATTAATATGCAATATTTAATCTACCCATCACACGAATTAGCAGATCAAAGATCATATGACATAGCAGATGAACAAGGCTGTACAAATGATGTAACAACTCATTGGTTTGGAATTGTAGATCATCCAACTAGTGGAGAATCAGCAATGCAAATATCAGATGGTGAAGAAGACAAACTTACCTTAGAAGAACAATCTCAACTAGTATCACAACAATTCATGGATGATAATGGATGGTTTCCTCCAATATCTCCATTTGGATTAAATTAATATTTATATAAGACATGCCAATAATACAAAAAAGAAGTCTCACATCAGGATCAATACCTACTACAGCATCTTTAGCTGTTGGAGAAATAGCTATGAATATTCCTGATGGTAGGATATATCTTAGAAAATCAGGAAGTGGATCAGACACAATACAATCTGCAATAACTACTGGAGCTCAAAACTCTGGAAGTATATTTTTAACTGGATCTTTAAGTATATCAGGAACCGGAAGTGTGTTTGATGTAGCAGGAGATGTTTTAGAATTCTCTGGAGATCAAATGGAATTTACAGGATCATTTATAACTACTGGATCTTTAAGAGTAATAGGAGATACTACAATAACTGGATCATTAAGAGTTTCTGGAAGCATTACTGGTTCTTTACTAGGAACTGCTTCATTTTCAACTTCCTCTTCATTTGCAAATACAGCATCATTTGCAACATCAGCTTCTTGGTCAACTTCCCAATTCCCATACACAGGCTCTGCAATTGTTTCAGGTAGTTTAATTGTGACTGGATCAGTTAATATTACAGGATCTCTATTATTAAATGGATCACCTGTTGTAACAGGTCAAATAATACTAACTGCAGGTGGTGGATGGCCGTCTGTTACATCAGGATCTAATATACCAGTAATAACAGAAACTACAACTAATAGAGTTAACTTCTATTATATAGGTTTTCCTGATACTATTCAAACATTTGCAAACTGGTCAATGCCAATGCCATCGGATTACAATGGTGGTACAATAACTGCGGTATTCTATTGGGTAGCAGGTAATGCATCAACAAATAGTGTTCGTTGGGGATTGCAAGCTAGGGCATTTGCTGATGGTAACCTTATTGATCAAGCATTCGGAACTGCTCAAGAGGTTACAGACGCAAATCAAGCAAATGATTCTGTTAATATTTCCGCAGCAACTCCGGCAATTACAATTGGGGGTACTCCTGCTGCAAGTAACTTCGTACAATTTAGAGCTTATAGAAACCCGGGAGATGCTGCTGATACCTTAGCAGCAACAGCAGAATTACTATCAATAAGAATAACATATACAAGAGCTTAAAATATGGCATTAGATTTTGCACATGGTTCGGTTCAATGGTTAACAACAGACGCACTTTTAGTTAGTAAAGTTGTTACCGGATTAGGATTTACACCTAAAGCATTAAGGTTTTATTGGGTTGGTTTACAATCTAACTCACCAACAAATGGTGTTTCAGGTGCTGTAAATGAAAGAAGAGGTGTTGGATTTGCGGTAAGTAATACGAGTAGAAGATGTGTTGGTACTTTTGCAGAGGATAATAACAATGCTGCTTCTAATGATGGTTCAGTTGCTGCAAATGATTGTGTTGTTATAACTGTTGATGGAGCTGGTGTCATTGATGGAAAATTAGACATATTTAGTTTTGACGCAGATGGATTTAATTTAATTGTAAGGGACGTAACACCAGCAAACATTACAGTATTTTGGGAAGCTTGGGGCGGTCAAGATATTACAGCTGCGGTGGTAGGAGACATTGCAGAACCGGCAGCCACAGGAACACAAAACTATACCGTGACTGGTTTTACTAGCGACGGACTAAATCAATGTGTTATGTTTGCCGGAGTACAATCCGTAAGTGCACTTAATACAGGTGAAGGTCAGGATTCTGGTTTATGCGTGGGTTTTGCAAGTTCTACTTCATCAACAAATAATGTTGTTGTAGTTGGAAACGCAGATGATAACTCTGCTACAGGTGATACAGACGGATATTGTATACAAGGAGAATGTTTAGCGCAAATTGTTATTGCTGGTGGTAACCCAAATGCAAGGGCCACCCTTTCAGCATGGGGAACGGATTTATTTACTCTTAACTGGCTTGCAAGGGCAACTACAAATAGAAGAAATATATTTTTAGCAATAAAGGGTGGAAGTTGGAGAGCATCTTCATATACAATTGCAGGTAATACATTAAATTCAACTACTACAGTTTCTGAATTACCTTTTTTCTTAAGAGGTCTATCTCTTATTGGTAGGATGACAGTACAAAACACTGCTGGAGTTTCAACAGCCCAAGATAGAATTAGTTTCGGAAGTGGATTATCAACCACTTCAAGAAATTCTGCGGGAATTTTAGATAATGATCTCGCAGACCCATCGGAAATAGGTACAATTGTGCGATATGATTCTGTTCTATCTTTTCCAACTAATGTTGGAGCTGTTCAAGCAACTTATGATATAAATGCGTTTAATGTAAACCAATTTCAAATTATTGTTGATACCGCTGGTGGTGTTGCAAATGAGTTTCACGGATATTTAGCATTCGGTGATACAATGTACCCAAGAATTCAAGGTGTTGGACATCCATTTACGATTTAAAAATATAACAATATGAGTTACACTACAAATGATTTTATTTACATTAGAACAGAAGAATATCCTGAAGATTTTACAAAAGAGGTATTTTTTGAGTATATGAATTTTGTTTATTCTGTTAGATGTTTTGAAAACATAATTCAATATATAGGAGGACAAAGACATAATGAACTATTAACAAATGGAGACATTCCTACCTATGAACAAGGCTTAGAACATGACCTCAGAAGAGAACTCTATAATGGAGATCATCAACCACTACAAGAATGGATAGATAGAAATAGTTACTAATGAAATAATTGTATATGTATATCTGATACAATAAAATCATATAATGGGACAATCCGTTAATTTAATTAGATACGGTGGTAATGCTGTTTTAAATACACTACAAGTAAATCTTACATCAAGCAACTCGGCAACTCGAGTTGTTGTTGCAGATAACAATGGTAACTTTTTCTATACCTCTTCATTTAGTGGAGGTGGTGGTGGTGTAACTACATTATCTGTAGTAAACGCAAATGGATTTGCAGGATCTGTAGCTAATCCAACAACAACACCTGCGATTACATTATCAACAACCATTACTGGATTATTAAAAGGTAATGGTACTGCAATATCGGCAGCAACATTAGGAACAGACTATATATCATCAACTGTTGGAACGGCATCTTGGTCTCAAAATGCAATAAACGTTTTAGGAGGTTCTGCAAACTATATTACTAGGTGGTCTAGTTCAACAACATTAACTACCGGATCTATTTATGATAATGGAACTAATGTTGGTATAGGTACTATAACACCAAGTGCTAAATTAGATGTAGTAGGAATTACTAAAATTACAAAAAATGCTGCTAATCTTCAATTATCAGGTAGTGACCATGTATATATAGAATTCTACCCAACAAATTCACTTAATAGACAAGCATATTTTGGTTTTCCTAGTCCTGGATCTAAGGATTTTTATATGACTAATGAATCTACAAACGGTCATATAGTATTAATACCGGGCAGTAGCGGTAATGTTGGTATAGGTGCTACAGCTCCTGCTGCTAAACTTGAAATTAAATCATCAGCTGCAAATAATTTAGGCGGATTATTATTACGAGCTACTTCAACATCTAATTTTCCTGCACTACTATATGAAAATTCAAGTAATGGTGGAACATTAGATCTTTATAATGTTGCCTCATTAACAACAAGAATTAATTCTAATGGGGGTTCTTATTTTAATGGTGGTAATGTTGGTATAGGAACTATTACTCCTTCTTATAAACTTCACGTCGCTGATTCTGCATTTCCTGCAATGGGGATATTTCGTGATGTGGATGTTACTTCTGTTGGACCAGCAGGACAAATTATAGAAATTGGAGCTAGAAGTGGTTCTAATTTTATACCTGCGGTTTCTATTATTGGAGGATTAGACAACCCAGGATCAACTGGTAATTTAACTTTTCAAACTCGTACTGCTAATGTACTTACTTCAAAAATGTTTATTTCTACTAATGGAAATATTGGTATAGGTAATACAAGTCCTTTACAAAAACTTCATATAACACAAGCAGTAGATACTTCTAATCCAACTCTAGGTATAGGTAAAGGGGCTTTATTTATTGCCGGAGATACAAATCTTTATGGTCTTTATGTTGGAATAAACACATTAACAGGCAATACATATTTTCAAGCAATGCGTAACAATGCAGCTACCGCTTATGATATATTATTAAACCCAGTAGGAGGTAATGTCGGTATAGGTACTACATCACCATCAGTTAAACTAGAAATAAGTGGAAGTACTAAAATTAATAAAGTTGTAAGTAATTCAAATCCAACACCTATACTTAGTGTAACTGGAAGTTTTAATACTACTGGAGAAGCTACAGCATTAGATATAGATGTCTATAATTTAGTTAGTTTAACTTCTTCTTTAATGAATGTTAAAGAAAATGGAGTTAGTGTATTTAGAGTAAGATCTGACGGCCCAACATTTTTAAGTTCGGAATTAGAAGTTGCTAATAATATAATAATAAAATCACCCGGTTCTTATCTATGGCTCAATGACACAGTTTCAAGCAATAAAGGATATTTAATCTCAACTGGTAATTCAGTTTTTTCGATATATGAGGATGAAACTTATGGAGGTTTACAATTAGATTCTCTAGCAAATTTATCAGTAGGTGGTAATATAACAGGGTCAAACTTATTAGCACAAAATGGAGGAGTAAAAACATCGGCTCCTATAGGAGGATATACCGCAAAAGTTTGGAAACTTGGTGATCCCACAACAGGTACTTGTATACCTAGTAATTTTGCCGAATTTAGTAGTTGGTTTACGGGTACGGTAATATCAATAGAAGTAGATGGAAATACATATCTTATCCCAGCAGTAACTCCAAATTATTGTTAACAATTAAAAATAAATAAAAATGGCATTAGACATTACTTACAATTGGAATTTTAATCCCTTAGAATCTTACCCCACAGCATCCGGAGAAACAGATGTAGTATTTTTAGTGCATTGGCAACTGTATGCATCTACAGGATCATATAGTGCCTCTAATATTGGTGTTCAATCTATTGCTACCCTAGAATCAGGATCTGCATTCATTCCATTCAATGAATTAACTAAAGATATTGTATATGGTTGGGTTACTTCATCTATGGGTTCTGAAAGTATAGATAGAATGTATGCTGGATTAGCTGCAAGTATTGAAAATCAAATTAACCCTCCTGTATTAGTGCAACAAGCACCGTGGCTACCAACAGGTTCAATCTAATAGTATGTATAAAGTTATAATGCAATTTATCCCTGGTAACGACCAGATTTGGGTATCTAGATTATCTCCTGATGATCCTGAATATATTTACGATATAGAACAAGAAGCTATAGATAAAGCAGCTGAATTACAGGCTGCTGATTCAACAGGAAGACAATATAAATCTACTGAAATAAATTTGGTTGTTTTATAAAAATATTATATATTTATATATATAAAACAAAAAATAAAATTTATGACATTTCTTATTAGTGCGATCGTTATTATTTCCGCTGTCGCTGCATTTGTATTAATTAAAAAACAACCTAAAGCAGTTGTAGAACAACCCGCTACCCCTACTGTAGTAGAACCCGTAGTAGAAGTAGAGCCCGTAGTAACAGTTGAAGAAGTAGAACCAACTGAACCCGTAGCAGATTTACAAGAAGTTAAAGCTGAACCTAAAAAGAAAAAAACCGCTACTAAACCAGTAAAAAAAGATAAATAATATATGGAAAAAGTTACATTAAAGTTACAAGAATTTTATCAATTAAATACTGAATTAAACGGTTTTGTAAACCAACAAACAGGAGAAACATTATCTGCGGGTTTATTAACGGAGCGAGTAAAATTAACTACTAAGTATTGGTTAGCTGATTTAGCTAAAAAAATTGCAGCTGAAAAAGAATCAATCGATAAACTTAGAGAAGAACTTGTTAAAAAGTACGGTGTAGAAGAAAATGGCAATATTAATATTCCTATCTATATCAACGAAGTAATCGATGATGAAACTAAAGAAGTAGTTTCTCGTGAAATAAACCCTAATTTCATCTCATTTCAAACTGATTTTAATACCTTACTTCAAGAAGAACGCGAACTAGAATACCACCCATTCAAATTAGAAGAATTTGAAAACGTAGAAACAGAAGATGTTTATGTTACATTTTTTAAACTAATTCAAGTAGGTGAATAAAATATCCGAAATATTTAAGTCGTGGGTAACTGCGGCTAATCCCTCCCCTGAAGAACAAGCGATAGCCCAATATAGGGCTAACGTTTGTGATTCATGTGACAAAAAAACACACGCCCCTGTACTTAACACATTTATATGTGGTGAGTGTGGATGTCCTTTAAGTCGCAAAGTATTTAGTCCTAAACCAGGTAAAGAAGCTTGCCCATTAGCTAAATGGGAAATATAAAATAACGTTATGGCACAATTAACTCCTGAAGAATTAAAGTCAATTAAAGACCTTCAATCAAAGTACAACCAAACCATATTTGAAATTGGTGTAGCTGAAGCGCAACGTATCGCTTTGCAAGAGCAAGTTGATAAACTTCAAAGCAACAAAGTAGAATTAGTAAATGATCTAGCTACAATCGAAAAGCAAGAATCTGATCTAGTAACATCACTCCAAACTAAATATGGTAATGGGGCTATCAACCCAGAAACTGGGGACATAACACCGGCCCAATAATACTCTGCGGTTTGTAATTATTTTTGGATATTTATCGATAGGTTAATCCTATTAAATTTTTAAAAACAATTATACAAAATGGCAGAAAAAATTTTAAGTCCTGGCGTATTCCAAAATGAATCTGACCAATCGTTAGTTCAAAGAGGTATTCAAGGGACGTCAACAGCAATCGTTGGCCCTACCGTATTAGGCCAACCATTAGTTCCAACTTATGTTACCTCATATAGTGAGTTTGTATCTAAGTTTGGTGAAACTTTTAAAAGTGGTAGTTACTACTACGAATATCTTACATCATTAGCAGCTAAAGATTATTTTAACAATGGTGGTCAAACATTATTAGTTACTAAAATAATTAGTGGTTCTGCAAATGTTGGTACATATGCTCAATCCGCTATTTACGATGTATCTGGACTTTCTGCTACTGCAAGTGTTAATATTAGTGCTTCTAAAGTAGATGGAGCTACATTTCAACTTACTGGATCTGCAGATTTTACTACTTCTGCCTCTTTTGGTTTATTTTTTATTACCTCTAGTACAACTCAAATAGATGCTCCTCCCACATACTATATAATTAGTGGTTCTACTATTGCTGATAATGTTTCTAATATAGTAGCTAAAATTAACACATTAACCTCTAGATTTAATATTACTGCTTCTGTACTTGCTACAACAAGCATGTCTTTATCAACTACATTGTATAATGATAGTGAAATATTAGGTAATGGATTTAAATTTGTAAGTGGTGGTTTAACAACTAATTTAGGTGGTGCTAGAAACGCTTCTACTACATTTACTCTTGAGACAATAGCTTGGGGTGACCAAATGAATAATAGTGGTGGTGCTGTATCTGGTTCGTTTACTAATGGTGCCTTACCAAGTGGTAGTTCACTTAATGTTCGTTGGGAAATTACAAATGTAAATACAGGAAGTGGTTTATTTAGTTTAGCCATCCGCGCAGGTAATGACAATAACTCTCAGCCTAACTATCTTGAAACATGGCCTAATCTATCATTAGACCCAGCATTACCTAACTTTATTTCTCGTGTAATTGGAGATATTAAACCCGTTTATCGTTTAGATAGTGATGGTGCTCCTTATATTGATACTGTTGGTTCATATGCTAATGCTTCTAAATATGTTCGTATTAAATCTATAACTACTCCTCAAGTAGATTCTATTGATAATAACGGTAATTTTAAAGCATCACAATACAGTAGTAGTCTACCTACAAGTGCTATAGTATCCTCAAATGGTTCATTTGCTGGAGGTGTTGCTACAACAACTGCAACTCAATTAATGAATGAAAGTATTACAGCAACAAACGTTCAAGGATTCGCTGCTGCTGATTATCAAGCTGCATTTGCTCTATTATCAAATAGCGACGAATATCAATTCAATGTATTACTAGCACCTGGTGTTACTTTAGATAATGCTGCTTCTGCATATATGATTTCTACTTGTGAAGGTAGAGGTGATGCCATTGCAGTTGTAGATACTAAATTATATGGTCAAGTAGTAACAGCTGCTGCTCAAGCTGCTGCTGGTCAATCAAGCAACTATGCTGCTACATATTGGCCTTGGGTTCAATTATATTCAAGCGCATTAGGTAAAGCTGTATGGGCTCCTGCCTCTACAGTGATGGGGGGTGTGTTCGCATTTAACGATCAAGTTGGGGCTGAATGGTTTGCTCCTGCAGGGTTAAATCGTGGAGGTGTACCTTCAGTATTAAAAGCTGAGCGTAAATTAACCCAAAACGATCGTGATGTATTATATCAAGCAAATGTTAACCCATTAGCTACATTCCCTGGAGAAGGTGTTGTAGTGTTTGGTCAGAAAACATTGCAGCGTAAAGCAACAGCACTTGATCGTGTAAACGTTCGTCGTTTGTTGATTGCTCTTAAAGGATATATTGGTCAAGTTGCTAATAACTTAGTATTTGAACAAAATACTAACGTAACACGCAACCGTTTCTTATCTCAAGTTAATCCATATCTTGAATCAGTAGTACAACGTCAAGGCTTATATGCTTATAAAGTTGTAATGGATGATACAAATAATACACCTGATGTAATAGATAGAAATCAGTTAGTAGGTCAGATTTACATCCAACCAACTAAAACTGCTGAATTTATTATATTGAATTTTAACGTATTACCAACTGGCGCTACATTCCCTGCATAGGTTAATATAGTAATAAAATAATAAAGCTGCAACGAAAGTTGCGGCTTTTATTTTCTTCATATATTTATATTTGACGTAAATGAAATAATATATGAAAACATGTACAAAATGTAATGTGGAACAACCACTAGATAACTTTTCAAAAGACAGTAAAGGTAAATTTGGCGTTAAGAGTCGATGTAAAGTATGTATTAAAGAATATGATACTGAATATAATAAAGCAAATATAGATAAAGCGCAACAATATTATATTAATAATAAAGAGCGTATAAATGAACAATCTAAACAATATTACATTTTAAATCAAGAATACCATAATGAAAAAAATAAAACATATGGGAAAGATAACCCTGAAGTACGCCGTAAAGCAACAGCAAAATACCTAAAAAACAACCCAGAGTATTATAATAGCTATCGTAAACAACGCTATAATAACGACCCACAATTTAAATTAAGGATAATATTAGGTAATAGATTAAATGAAGTATTAAAAAAGAATAAAACATATAAAACATCTAATATCATTGAATTATTAGGATGTTCATTAGATGAAGTAAAAGAGTATTTAGAAAAACAATTTACTGCTGATATGAACTGGAAAAATCATGGTATTTATTGGGAGGTAGATCATATTTTACCTTGTGATTATTTTAATTTATCTGATATAGAACAACAAAAACAATGCTTCCATTATACTAATCTTCAACCACTAACTAAAATAGATAACCGAATCAAATCTAATAAAGTATTGTAGCTTTCTAACATCTCACATATTTATACCCAGAATAATTTAATAATAAAATTAAAATTTAAACGATATGCCTGTTCTAGATAGCAACGAGATTATGTTTACTGCTTTTGAACCCAAAGTTCCAAATCGCTTTATCATGTATATTGATGGTATCCCATCATATTTGATTAAGAAAGCGTCGGCTCCTGGATTTGAAGCTGGTGAAATTATATTAGACCACATTAATGTTTACCGTAAAGTTAAAGGTAAAGTAAAGTGGAATGACATGACTTTAGAATTATACGATCCCGTAACCCCATCTGGCGCACAAGCCGTAATGGAATGGGCTCGTCTAGCACACGAATCAGTAACTGGTCGTGATGGATATTCCGATTTTTATAAGAAAGATTTAACATTAGATATTTTAGGACCTGTAGGTGATGTAGTAGGTGAGTGGATTATCAAAGGTGCTTATTGTAAAACCGCTACTTTTGGGGATTATGATTGGTCATCTGGTGATGCTGCAATTACATTATCATTATCAATTGCTATGGATTATTGTGTATTGAATTTCTAGTTTAATTGTATTTATTTTAAGAGACGTTTGCTTCGGCAAGCGTCTTTTTTGTTTGTAATATGTATTGCAAACGATGAAAGGAAAATCATTCATGTTTATAAAGATAGGTGTCTACTTTGGTAGATACCTTTTTTCTACATATATTTATATATACACAAATAAAATAGTTTATGGCAGAATTAAAAATCCCAACAGAAACAGTTACATTACCATCAAAAGGCTTACTGTATCCCGAGACATCACCACTAGCTAAAGGTGAAATTGAAATGAAATATATGACAGCTAAGGAAGAAGATATTCTTTCCAATAGCAACTATATTAAAAACGGAACCGTAATTGATAAATTACTTCAAGCTCTAATTATCACCCCTATCGATTATAGTGAATTGTTAGTAGGTGATAAAAATGCAATATTAATTGCAGCTCGTGTATTGGGATATGGTAAAGATTATAGTTTTAAATACACAAATACAGACCGAAATGAAGTAGAAGTAAATGTTGATTTATCTAAATTAGAAGATAAAAAAATAGACGAAACTCTATATAAAAGAGGCTTAAATGAATTTAATTTCACCTTCCCTCACTCAAACAATTTAATTACATTCAAGTTATTAACACACGGTGATGAACAAAAGATTGAAGCTGAAATTAAAGGATTGAAAAAAATCAACCCAAATGCTACTACTGATGTTACAACACGCTTAAAACACATGATCACCTCAGTAGAAGGTAAACGTGATCAAAAAGATATTCGTGAATTTGTAGATAGTTATCTTATTGCAAAAGATGCAAGAGCACTTCGTGAATATTATAATAAAATATCACCAGATGTCAATATGGTATTTATACCTGAAGATGAAAATTATACAGGGGAGGGTATAAATATTCCTATTTCTCTTAACTTTTTTTGGCCTGACTCCGGAGTATAGATTACATTTATTCAAACAAATACATGAAATAGTATTTCATGGTGGTGGTGGGTACGATTGGAACACAGTATATAATATGCCTATTTGGCTTCGTCGCTTTACGTTTGAAATGCTAAGAGAACATTTTGAAAAACAAAATGAAGAAGCAGAGAAACAACAAAATATGCTTAAAAACAATGGTAAAAGCAAAGGTGAATTATCACGACCCAATATAGCTCCAAAACCGACATATACAACAAAGGCGCCACGAAAGTAGGCGCCTTCAATATTTATATGATGTAACATTATATTATGGCCGAACTAACACCGGAACAGATAAAATTAGAACAACAGCGACTCGATTTGCTTCAAAAGCAAAATACGGCTGCTAAAGAACTAGAAGGAACCTATAAAAGCATTGAAAAGTCAGGAAGACGATTAACAGATGATGAAAAGGAATTACTAGAATTTACTAAAGATATATCTAGCTTTTCTTCTACTATAGAAAAATCAATTCAAAAAAGAGTATCAGGTACTGCTACTTCTAAAGATTTATCTAAATCTATTAAAGAATTAGAGTATGATAAACTCCAAAATGAGAGAAAATATCAAGATATTACTCAAAAGATTAATACTCAAAAAGCCACTGCTCTAACACAAGCAAGAGAATTAGCTAGAAAAGAAAGAAGTATTCAATCTACATTAACAGAGGAATTAAGAGCACAAGATGATATATTAGATGAAATAGATAGATTAAAAAGAGCAGGAGGCCCCACAGCTGCTGCTGCTATATCAGCAAAAAGAAATGAATTAAAACTTAATAAAGAAGCTATATCTGATCTTCAAGCTGGTTTAAAAAAAACAATAGAACAAAAAAATCAACAAAAAGAATTAGTTAGAAATCTAAAAGCATCTGAAGAAGCTCATAGAAAAATTATAGAAGAACAAGAAAAAGAATTAGTACTAGCAAAAGAAGCTCTAAAACAAAAACAAAAAGAAGAATTACTTAACGAAGTAAAAAAACAACTTAGACTAGATGAGCTAAAAGAAATGTTTACCTTAGCGGGTATATTTAAAATGATAATAGATGCTGGTCTTCGTTTTAATAAAACTTCTGTAGAAATAGGTAAAAACTTAGGTTACGGAGCATACAATGCCAATAGAGTAACTGAAAGTCTAGTTGATATAGCAAACCATTCAGACAATGTAAATGTTACTTTGAAGAATGCTGCTGAAGCTATGAGTGAACTAAATACAGCAACTGGAGGAGTAGCAGAATATTCAGCTGATACTTTAGAAACTCAGATATTATTAACTAAGCAATTTGGATTAACTGGAGAAGAGGCAGCAGGAATATATAAGTTTTCTACTTTAAGTGGTAAAGCATCTTCTCAAATTAATGAGGAAATGGCTGGAGCTTTTGCTTCAACTAGAAACATGGTTAAGGGATCAGCTAATTTTAAAACAACAATGGCTGAGGTGTCTAAAACATCAGGTCAATTAGCAGCCAATTTTCAAAACAATCCAGCTGAAATAACTAAAGCTGTAGTTCAAGCTCAAGCATTAGGCACTTCTTTAGAACAGGTAGCAAAACAAGGAGAAACTCTTCTTAATTTTGAATCATCAATTGAAAATGAATTAAAAGCAGAATTATTAACAGGTAAACAACTTAATCTAGAAAGAGCCAGAGCGGCTGCTTTAGCTGGGGACCAAATTGCCTTAGCTGAAGAATTAAATAAAAATGTAGGTACATTAGAGGATTTTCAAAAAATGAATGTACTACAACAAAAATCTTTAGCTGAGGCTATGGGGCTAACTGCCGATCAACTAGCTGATCAATTAAGAAAGCAAAAAATAGCTCAAGAACAAGGTAAATCATTAGTAGAAATAACTAAAGAAGAAGCATTAGAAGCAGAAAAAAGGCAAGCAATACAAGACAAATTTAACGCGGCTATTCTTAAATTACAAGATTTTATAGGTAATTTAGTAGCAGGTCCTGTTGCTATACTTTTAGAAATGCTTACTGATGCTTTGGTTGTTGTAGGAAAAATTTTATATCCAATACAACTTCTATTTGATCTTACTAAAGCTATAGGAAGCACTATTGGTGGGTGGATGGATAAATTGGGAATTATAGGAACAATATTAAAAGGAATAGCAAGTATAGCTATTATATTTGCTGCATATTCCGCCTATGCTTCTTTAGCTGCAATTCCTGTAGTAGGACCCGTATTGGGAGGAGTAGCAGCTGCTGCTATTACTGCTGGTGGTTTTGCTATGTTAAACTCTAAAAAAGGAGATGATATATTATCTGAAGGGGGGTATGGCAAACGTACCCTATTATCACCCGAAGGTGCTATTAAATTAAATGATAAAGATACTGTAATAGCTGGTACTAATTTAGGTGGTAGTAGCGGTGGTGTATCAATGCCTCAAATTGACCTCACACCAATGATAGCAGCAATTAATGAAGTTAGAACAGCTATTGATAGACTATACAGTAAAGATCAATCTATCAACATGGATGGTAAAAAAGTAGGCACTACATTAGTACAAGGCTCATATAAAGTAGCATAACAATTAAATATTTATATTAAACGATAAACCATGGGATTATTAGACAAATTAAAAGACAGTATCTTAGGATTGGGTGGAAATAAACCACAAAATTTTGGAGTTAACCCTGCACCACCAAACTCATTACATAATTTATATTCAGTTGATGGTGAACCCAACGTAACCTGGAGACCAAGTAACGGCTCTGGATTTAAACCACAACCCTCTAAATTAGATGAGTTAGATACTCAAGCACCTAATCTAAACCCTGTTGGCATTGTATCACAAGTATACAAATCCAAAACAGGCCGTAGATACAAAGACCTAGGACCAACCGAAGGACGTTACTAATATGTCACTACTTGATCTAAAAACCGACTTAAAATCACTTAAGTACGGAAGTGATCGACCCGGTGGAGGTAACAGCGGTCAACCATACCAAAAAGTTGATATCAACACTGTTGATAGTGGCTTTAATCGTCTTCGAATGACTAAATTTGACGACGGTTTAGTAAGAGGTGGGGTTGTAGGCGCTGCTAATGCTGCTGTTGTTGATACACTCCGTATCGGGAAATTTCTTAAAGATTTTCCTAAAGGACCGTTATTCATAGTAAAACAAGTCGGTTTACAGCTATCAAATCCCGCTTTAGAAACTAAGAAAATTACCATAGGTAATGGTAGAGGTATTTTAGGATTTATAGGCAATACTTTAAGTGCTATAAATAATGCTTTAGGCCCCACTCGCATATATAATTTAGGCATCAATACAATTGCTCAAGTTCCTGTTGGAGCTTTTGGTATTCACTTCAATAGACATGGTCTCCTACCAATTCAAGATGATCAAACCAAATATCTAGCTGTTGCCCAATTTAATAATGAAGGAGGAGGATCTCCTAATAATAGATTAGTAGGTTATAAAAGCAAATTTAAGTTAGGTGATTTTCAAGTTAATCAAAATAAAAATATTAACATACCGGGTATTGGAACTAGAGTATTTAACATTATACGTTCTTTAGGAGTTAATATTCCTAACCCGGCTAAGGATCCAACTCAACTCATAATAAGTAAATATATTGGTGGTCCTGGATCTGTTTATGGCATAGGAAATACTATTATACAAAGATATAATTTTACTGATGATAGTGATAAAAGAACTAAAGCACTTGAAAAAAGTAAAGCTGTAGCTGGTAATTCATACCTTACTCTTAGGCCTATAGAAATTAACAATAACGCCAATCTATATCCTATATCATCAAAATATACTGGATCTATATTTATTTCATCTTTACTTTTTGATCAAAATGAAAGGCTTAATGATGATGGTAATTTAAGATCTACCTTAAATGATTTTATTGGATCTATTAAAGATTATCATGGAATAAATAAGGATAAGCAACAAAAAGTTAATAAATATACTGATTTAGGATTATCTACCTTAACCACAGGTGATAGAGAAGACATTGATGTTACTGATTTTACTACAAAAGATGAAACCACCATAGCCTACTCTCCGTTAGCAACCGGTAATGTAGCAAAATATGCTGAGTTAAGAAAAAAAGTAGATGCCGGAAATAATATTCAACAAAATTATTTTAATACGGTTCCTGCTATTAAAATAAATAAAAAAGCAAAAAAATATAATGCAATTGAACTTAACCGGACAAATGATATTGTTGTTGATGATGATACTTTAGCTTTACAATTTATACCTTTAGATCCATTTACTGGTGGTGCGTTACGTACATTAAAATTTTTAGGATATATAACTGACTATAGTGAAAATTATGACAGTAGTTGGAATAGTGTAAAATATGCTGGCCGAAATGAAAATTTTTATATATTTAATGAATTTAAACGTACCGCAACTGTAGGATTTAATATTCCCTGTTTTAATGCTAAAGAATTAGAACAAAAACATTGCGATATGAGTGAGCTAGCCTCTGTATTAGCAGGTAAATATCAAGATAATTTATTATTAGGTGGTATCATTACTAGGTTAAAAGTAGGAAGATATATCAATGATCAACCCGGTATAATAACTAATTTAAATTTTTCTCCTATTCAAGATTCATCTTGGGATCTAGATAGGCAGTTAGCTTTTTATTTAAAAGTTAGTTTTGGATTTACTTTAATTCATAACTTCCTACCTCAATATGGTAAATGTGGATTTATTGATAGACAACCTGACCCAATCCCAGAAACAGTTCCTGAAGAGGATGATAATAAAAAAGAAGATACTAAAACTACTATAACAATTAAAGATATTGCTCCAACTTTTATAGATAGTACATTAAATGCTAATATAGCTGCAACTGAACAAAGAGCTGAGTTTGATAAAGATAAATACATAACGCCAACAAAGGCCCAAGTAGAAACTCAAAGAAAATTACTTAATAGTTTACCTTCTTCTAACTAAAATAATATGGATCGCTACGATAATGCCACAATATTAAAAACAGAATTTACAAATAGGCCCTACTACAAAGGAAAACAATATCCAAATATTCCTTTGTCAGAGTCTGATGTGTATGTTATCACTACTGTAGGTGATAGATTAGATTCGTTAGCTTATAGTTATTATGGTGATTCTACATTGTGGTGGATGATAGCAGCAGCTAATAATAACGCCACTAAAGGCGCTTTATTTCCTATCCCCGGTACTCAATTAAGAATACCAACAAATGTAAATAGCGTTTTACAACAATTTAATCAATTTAATAAAGCAAGATAAATGTTATGTCAATATTTAAAGATACGTTTAAAGAGGGAGTTAAAAATCAATTAAAAGCTAGACAAAAAGCCATATTTGAACGTACTCCTGACGCTATTCAATATTTTAATGCTCGTAACTCATGGATTAGACTTACATCTAGTGTTAACGTAGGGGTAGATGATGGTAGTTTAACACCTGGGGTATCTACTTTAGCTAAAAATTATGTCTTATTAGGAGGAACACTATATAACGGAAAATTAAGATCAGGAGTAGGAAATGATAATAAAGCATATAGCTTAAATTCTACAACAGTAAATGCTGATGGTACTGTAAAACAAGAAAAAAATAGACTAGGAATACGACCAATGCCTGGTATTACATCTATTGATGTTAAATCAAAATCCGCTTATGGCTCACTAAGAGAAGTAGTTGTAAATTTTAATTGCTGGGATATGAGGCAATTAGAAGAATTAGAACTATTATATATGCGTCCTGGATATAGTGTATTAGTAGAGTGGGGTTGGGCTCCTTATCTTGATAATAATGGAAAATTACAAAACAATATTTCATTTATTGATGATGTTTTAAATGGAGGAGTACCTAAAGAACAAATATGGAAAAACATATTTACAAAAGCCTCTAAAGATGGTAATTATGATGCTCATTATGGTATTGTAAAAAATTATAGCTGGTCTGCTAGACCCGATGGTGGATATGATTGTACTTCTACTATTATTTCCATAGGTGAGATTCTTGAATCTTTAAAAGTAAATTATACTCCTGCTGATACTAACATACCAACTAAGGGTCTTTTTAAAACATTACCCACTCCTTTTAAAAAAGATTCAAATGTACAAAAATCATATTCACAAAATAAAATAGCAGGAATATGTAATGAATTATATCTTACTCTATTAAAAGAAGGAATAGAAAATCAAAAAGAAAAAATATTTAATGGATGGACATTCTTTAGATTTAATGTAGATATAAGCAATTCTCCAAATACAGACAGTGACTTTGATGATTCAGCTCAAATATATATTTTATTAAAAGATTTTGTTGATATTCTTAATAAACATGTAATATTACATGATCAAAATGAAAAACCAATACCTGAGGTATCAGTAAATGAAGGGGACCATATGGGAAAAGGAGAAAATAAACCTTTATTATGTTTAGCCCATCCACTCCAATTATCTATAGATCCATCTGTTTGCTTAATTAAAAACAACGCTTGGCTTACTCCTTCAAATTTAGGATTTGAAGAAGGATTTACTGATGATTTTGATACTTTAACTAATATATTAAACGGATTAAAAACTAGTTATTGGTATGGCAGTAACAATAATAGCTTTACCTATGATGATAAGAATCCTACTCCTCAATTAGGAGTTATAGGAAATATATATGTTAATTTAGGTTATATATATTCATTAGTTAATAATAAAAACTTAGAATCCCAAGATAAAAAGGAAAAAAACGACATTGTATTATTTGATTTTCTTAAAAATCTAATGTCTGGTATCTCTAATGCAACCGGAAATGTAGCTACTTTTGATATATTTTCAGACCCAATTGATTCAGCTGCTAGAATAATAGATGTAAATTATGTTGACGATCAGAAAAGACAAGAAGCGTATGATAATGCTTTTATGTTTGAATTACAAAATACTAAATCGGTAATTAGGAGTTATAAATTCGAATCTCAAATATTTACAGATCAAACAACTATTGTTGCTATCGGAGCTCAAGCTAAAGGAGGTGCTTTAGGAGCAGATGTTAACACACTAATTGATTTTAATCAGAACTTATTTGATAGGGTAATACCTAAAAAAGAAGCCCCTGATACTCCTTCAAACACAGATTCTATAAAAGAACTTGAGGAAAAAGTTAAAAATTTAAAAGAAAATATTAACATTATTGTTAGTTTTATTAATGAGATTGACCCTGCTTGGTATAGTTTTACAGGTAATGGAAATTACGATACAAGTAATGCTAGTAAATATAATAATGCTTTAAAAGATTTAATTAACTTTTTTAAAACATTTATAAAAAACGATAATAAAAACAGAGCAATTATTCCTACTAAATTATCTATAGAAACAGATGGTATTGGGGGGATTGTAATAGGAAATCTATTTAAAATCCCTAATGAACTGTTACCTAGAGGGTATAGAGGAGGAGGAGTGGGACCTGCTAAAATAGCGTATACTGTTAATGGATTAGGACATTCACTTCAAGGTAATGATTGGGTAACTAATATTGATTCTCAATTTATAATTTTAGATGAACCTAGAGGTGGTATATCTTTACTCGATATGAAGAATATTAAAATTATTATTGAAACGGTTTCTGAAAATACCGTAGCAAATGCTATTAAAAAGATAGGAAATATAAAAGCAGGTGGTGATACTAAAATGATAAATGGAGTAGTAAGAAAAAATGGAGATATAGAAGACTTACTAGTATCCATAAAACCAGATTTATATAACAAACACTACAGTAGTATAAACCAAAGTGATAAAAAGAATATTACAGATACTAAAGGAAGAATAAGGCTTCAATTCAAAGCAATGCAAAGTCTAGAAGCATTACTAACCGATGCCTATAACAATAAAATATATATTAAAGTAAATTCAGCTTATAGAACTAGAGAAGATCAAGAAAGAATTAAAACAGATTCAATAGGAACAAAAATTGATGCTGCAACCCCTGGAACTTCAAATCATGGTTTTGGTTTAGCAGTAGATTTAGCTAATTCTAGTGGAGGTAGAATTAATCCTATTACTACTCCTAAAGAATGGAAATGGATTCAAGAAAATAAAGGTAAATATGGATTTGAAAATATTCCTGGTGAGGAATGGAATACTAGTGAGTCTCACCACTATAACTTTATAATATGAGAATACCAGCAAACATAATAACAGAAAATAAGTATACTATTGGTAAAGAATATATTGATAAAAAAACACATAAACTTTATCAAGGATATTATTATGAATTAAATAATAAATTTTTTGCTGGAAAAGAATTTAATAATAATGCTCCTGAACTTATAAAAATAAAGTCTAGTCAAGTTAATAATTTACTTCTTCAAGCTGCTACTTATGTTTTCGGTAGTTTATCTAAAGTAAAATTAACTGATCAAAAAATACCATCTTTTTTCTTTAAATATGAAAGTAATGTTAGATATTTTACAGCTAAATTCAACGCAAAATCATTAATTAAAGAAATAAGTAAAGAAACCTTTGATCAAATCCAAAATAATCCTTTATATTTATCTGTTTCTTTATCATACGATGGGGGTTTTAGTGATAAAGAATTAAATGAAGCTGAAATTAAAATACCGGGAATAAAAACATTCGTTAATACTTCTTATACTAATCCTTCTGTAGAAGAAAGTGGTTTGATAGGCTAAACTTTTATCTTATATTTAATTCAAAGGTTATGAAATATGTTTTATATTATAGAAAGATCCGATCAACTACAACAGCTAAAATCGTTTGATGATTGCTTTATTAGTTTTATTCCTAAAAACAATAACTATCATCCCTCACTTACATCATTAAGTTTAATCTATATTAGACCTATTGATGGGAAGAAAGGTTATATGTTATGTTTAGACCACAACGAATCATTTAGTTTAAATCAAACTGAAGTATTTAACTGGTTAGTAAATAACACTAATAAGTTATGGGTGCTAGATAAGAAAGAATCAATGCATTGGTTCCTATATCCCGAAAAGTTATTTGATATTCATTTAATAGAATTTGTTGATTTAACAGAAGCATTAAGTAATAGTTGTATTAATTATTATTATACTAATCATACTAATTTACCTAATGTAAATTGTTTAATTCCAATTAGTAAACATTATGAGGAGTGTGAAGCCATATTCAAAGCATCACTTCCAACAATACAAAAATACACATTAACTAATACACAATTCCAATTTCAAAATTTTAGAACAACAGAAGTATTCTATCAAATTGAAAAAAACGGCATTAAATTAGATAAAAACTGCTTTATAAACTACTATAAAGGTAAGTTACAATATCCCGAATTTAATCTATCTAGGAGCAGAATATATACTCAATATAATTTATACAATACCACTTCGCGCCCATCTAACACATATAATAGTATTAATTTTGCAGCATTAAACAAAGAAGACGGCGAGCGTATCTGCTATAAGCCCGACAATGACATGTTTATAGAAATTGACTTTCAAGGTTATCACCCACGTTTAATAGGTGAAATGATTGGGTTTGAATTTCCTAAAGACCGTAACACATATGAAGTATTAGGTGAATTGCTAGGTGTATCTCAACAAGAGGCTAAAGAATTAACATTTAAACAATTATATGGTGGTATATGGTCTGAATATCAAGATAAACCATTCTTTAAAGAAGTAGCAATGTATATTGATGATATGTGGGACACGTACCAACATAGTGGACACGTTAAAACTGAAAATAAAACATTTATACGTGACCAACTTGATAAAATAACACCACAAAAATTATTTAATTATATAGTTCAAAGTAAAGAAACATCAACTAATGTTGAATTATTAGAATTAGCATTGAATTATTTAAAAGATAAAAAAACCAAAATAGTACTATATACCTACGATGCATTTTTGTTTGACTATGCTGAAGAAGATGGAAATATACTACCAGAATTAATAAATATACTGGAATATCCGGTAAGTATCAAACAAGGAACATCATATCACGGTTTAACTAAAATATAAATATTTATGACGGACAATATATTTTTCGATTTGAATAAGCTATTCTGTACTTTTACCACTCCAGACGAATTAGATACGGTTCTTGCCGATATCAATCGCCGATATACAATAATGTATAATAAAATATTCGTGCTTGAATCACCTCAAAGCAAAGAATTAATATGTACATATAATATTGATATGGGCAACACATCAGATAGTCCATTAAATAACACAATATTACTTCATCGTAAGAAGGAATCAAATACATTATATACAATCAATGCTCTCAATGCATTAATTAGAACATTAAATGACGGTATATTAGATACTAGATTTATTGTTAATTGGTCTGACTATAAAAATTGTATACTACTCAATAATGGTCCTGAATTACGCCGTTTAGATACTGCTATTTATAAAATTATAGATCTCAATAAATAATTTGGCGGTCTAAATTAAGGTTCTTATATTTAATTCTAAAATAAACAGTTATGGATTTAAACATCGCAAAACAGAAGCTTGCTGCTTCACAAAACAAAGGTGGTCAACAACGCGAGCGTATTGATTACACCAAAATTTTCTTTAAACCTAAAGCGGGTAAGTACCAAGTACGTATTCTACCAAGCAAATTTGACAAATCATGGCCTATCCGTGAAGTACAATTTCATTATGGATTTGCTAAAGGACCAATCTTGTCATTGACAAACTGGAATGAAGCTGATCCAATTGCTGACTTTGCAAAACAACTTCGCAAATCAGGTGATAAGGAAGATTGGCAATTAGCAAACAAAATTTCACCTAAATCACGTTTCTTTGCTGCTGTAATCGTACGTGGTGAAGAGCATTTAGGTGTTCGTTTATGGGAATTTGGTAAATTAACTCACGATCAACTTCTTGGTATTGCTGCTGATGATGATTATGGTGATTTTACAGACATCACAGATGGTAGAGATTTCACAATTGAAGCAACTGAAGACGTCATTGCTGGTAGGAAAGGTATTAAGTGTAATCTTCGTATTAAACCTAAAACCACCCCAATTTCAGAAGACGGTGCTTTAGTAACTAAATTGCTTGAAGAACAACCAGACATCTTGGGTATTAATCGTAAGTATTCTTATGATCAACTTAAAGATGTATTAGCTAAATGGTTGAATCCTGAAGAAGAAGCCGCTGCAACTGAAACCCCAATCGCATCTAAAGATGAGGATGAAGAAGACGATTTTATTACTGAAATGAACAAACCAGTAACACCAGCTTACTCACTCGAAACGCCTGCTGCTAAAACTAGCAATGCAGACAAATTTAATGACCTATTTAACGATTAATAATGGCAAAAAGTAAAGACAGTTTAACGTCAGTAGTATCTGAATCACTTAAAAAGTCTTTTGACATTGATGCCTTTAAGAAATCTAAATTTCTAGATCAAGCATCAAAGTTTAAAAAGCAAAGATGGATTCCGTTTTCATCTGCTGTAGCTGATGCTCTATCCATTCCTGGAATTCCAATGGGACATGTTTCCATTGCCCGTGGAGGATCTGATACTGGAAAAACCACATTGATGATTGAGACAGCAGTAGCTGCTCAGAAGATGGGTGTATTGCCCGTCTTCATCATCACTGAGATGAAATGGGATTTCGATCATGCTCAAAAAATGGGATTTCAACTCGATGCAGTTCCAGATGAGGAATCAGGTGAAGTAGTAAATTATAAAGGATTCTTCCTATATGTTGATAGATCATCTCTTAACACAATTGAAGATGTATCTGCTTTTATTGCAGATATCCTTAACGAACAGTCAAAAGGTAAACTACCATATGATCTGTTATTCCTTTGGGATTCAGTAGGCTCAATTCCATGCGACATGAGTGTTAAACAAAATAACAACAATCCAATGTGGAATGCTGGAGCAATGGCTACGCAGTTTGGTAATTTTATCAACCAGAAATTTCCAATGTCTCGTAAGGAAACATACCCTTATACAAATACATTCTTTGTAATTAATAAAACAGGTGTACAACCAGCATTAACTCCTATGAGTCAACCTCGTATGACAAATAAAGGTGGTAATGCAATGTATTGGGATGCTTCAATTGTAATTACATTCGGCAACGTAACTAACAGCGGTACTTCTAAAATCCACGCACAGCATAAGGGTAAAAAAGTAGAATTCGCTAAACGTACCAAAATGTCGATTGATAAAATCCACGCTGATTGTGGGGTAGCAACCACTTCAACTGTGATTGTAACACCTCATGGTTTTATCCCTGATGATAAGGATGAAGAGAAAGCATACAAAGCAGCTCACGCATCCGAATGGTTTGGAACTAACGTTAATGTGGATGAAATTCAAATCACAGAAGATAATAGCGAATGGGAAGAAAGTAGAAGCATATCCCCTATGATAGAGATAGATAATGATGAGGTAGAAGTTAAATAAACAAAATGAAGAGTAAATATGAACACTTACTCTCTAATGTACAACCAGATTTTCGCAAAGAATTAAGTTCAATTTTAATCATAGACGGCCTCAATACATTTTTGAGGTCGTTTACTATGATTAATCATTTAAATCCTGATGGTCACCATATTGGCGGCCTTACAGGATTTCTTAAATCTATCGGTTATGCTATACGCATGTCTGATCCAACTAAAGTGGTTGTAATATTTGATGGTATTGGAGGGTCAAACGCAAGACGAAATTTATATCCTGAATATAAGGCAAATCGTAATTCTAGCCGTATAACTAATCACAATATCTTCTCATCTAAAGATGAAGAGAGTGAAAGTATTAACAATCAAATATCACGTTTGATTCAATACTTACAATGTTTACCTGTTACAGTTATTAGTATTGATGGATTAGAGGCAGACGATATTATTGGTTATTTAGCTAATAAATTTCAGGCACATGATGAAACCCAAAAGGTAACTATTATGTCTGCTGATAAAGACTTCCTACAACTAGTATCAGATAAAGTTCATTGCTATTCTCCTACTAAAAAAAAAATATACACACCTAAAGATGTGTTAGAAGAATTTGGTGTTAGTAGTAGTAATTTTCTTAATTATAAAATACTAATGGGAGATACATCTGATAATATTCCTGGTATTACTGGTTTAGGTCCTAAAAAACTAATTAAGTTATTTCCTGAATTAATAAGTAATACTAAAGTAGAATTAGATGAAATTATTAGTTCGTCAGCAGATAAGATAGATGAAAATAAACTATATCTGTCAGTTGTAGAAAGAAGACATCAACTACTAATTAATCATCAGCTGATGTCTTTAAATGGTAGTTTCTTATCACCAGAGAATAAACAATTAGTTAAAGACGCATTTAATAATTCATACGAATTAAATATACCGATATTTTTGCAGTTGTATCACAATGATAAATTAGGTGAAAGTATTCCTAATACTTCGTCGTGGTTAACTCAATTATTTGGTTATCCAAATTCTTTCAAATAAATTTAGGTTATGACAACATTAAGCAAATTAAATCAGTACGGACCGGTATTCCAAGTAAAAGTATTAGGAGCTCTACTAACACAACGACAATTCCTAATTAATATTATCGATTCACTTGATTCCGAATATTTTGAATCATCAGCACATAAGTGGATTGTAGAGTACATTCAAAAGTACTTTGCACAATATCATACTACACCAACAGTAGAAACACTATCAATTGAGGTAAAGAAGCTAGAAAATGAAGTACTAAGAATATCAATTGTAGAAGCACTTAAAGAAGCCTACAAAATGGCTGATCAAAGTGATCTAGAATGGGTTGAATCTGAATTTAGCTCATTCTGCAGAAATCAACAAGTAAAGTCAGCTATCCTTAATTCAGTACAGCTACTTGAAATGAATGATTTCGATAGTATCCTTCAACTAATTAGTAAAGCTGTAAAATCAGGTGAGGATAAAACAATCGGTCTTGATTATAATTTAGATATTGAAGCTAGATATCGTGAAGATGATAGAAATACTATACCATTTCCCTGGCCTGTATTTAATGAAATAACACAAGGTGGATATGGTAAAGGTGATCTAGTATTAGTGTTTGGTAATCCTGGTGGTGGTAAATCATGGGCTGTAGCTGCTATGGGCGCTTACGCTGCATCATTAGGTTTTAATGTAGTACATTATTCACTTGAATTAGGTGAAGGATATGTAGGTAAACGTTATGATGCTATATTCTCTGGTATTGATGTGGATAAATTAAAAGATCATCGTACAGAGGTAGATGAAATAGTGGGTAAAGTCAAGGGCAAAGTAATTATTAAAGAATACCCACCTAAAAGAGCATCATTTGACACGATAGAAGCACATTTACAGCAGTTAGAGCATCAAAACGATTTTAAACCGGATATGATCATTATAGACTATCTAGATTATATGCGTACTAAAGGTAGAAAAGATCGTAAAGATGAAATCGATGATGTTTATGTTGCAGCTAAAGCATTTGGTAAAGAACGCGGTATACCTATTATATCACCATCACAAGCAAACCGTACAGCAGCTAAATCTGATATTATTGAAGGTGATAATGCCGCTGGTTCATATGACAAAATTATGATTGGAGATATTATCTTATCATTAGCACGTAAACGTAAAGACAAAATCGAAGGTACAGGAAATTGGCATATAATGAAAAATAGGTATGGAGCCGACGGAATGACGTTTAGATCTAGAATAAATACATCAAATGGATATATTGATATAGATGATAGTCCCGTAGATGACGACAACATTGAGACAAGCTCCAACAACAAACCTGTAAATGATTTTTCAGGAGTAGGAATTGAAGATAGACAAATGCTTCATAAGAAATTCTTTAAACTTGAAGGTTAGTTAAGATATATACTATATTTATAACTACAACAATAAAATTTAAAATAAAAAAAATGGATGTAACACAAAGCATTCTTAGTGAGATTACTACTTACATGAAATATAGTAAGTATGTGCCTGAGAAGAAAAGGAGAGAAACATGGGAAGAATTAGTAACCCGAAACAAAGAAATGCATCAAGTAAAATTTCCCCAATTAAAAGATGAAATCGAAGAAGTTTACAAACTGGTATATGCTAAAAAAGTATTGCCTTCAATGCGCAGTTTGCAATTTGCTGGTAAGCCCATTGAGCTTAATAATGCTCGTATATTTAATTGCTCTTTTCTGCCTCTTGATGATTGGAGAGCATTTAGTGAAATAATGTTTCTATTATTAAGTGGATGTGGTGTTGGATATAGTGTTCAAAACCACCATATTGATCAATTACCTGAAATTAAAATACCAACTAAACACAAACGTTATTTAATTGGTGATAGTATTGAAGGTTGGGCTGATGCTGTTAGAATGCTTTGTAAAGCATATTTTACCGGCGCTGCATTACCAACATTTGATTTTAGAGATATTAGAGCTAAAGGTGCTCAATTAATTACTGTAGGTGGTAAAGCACCTGGTCCTGAACCATTAAAAGAATGTCTATTTAATCTTCAGAAAATATTCGAGCGTAAGAAAAATGGTGAAAAAATGACCTCAGTAGAAGTACACGATATGGCTTGTCATATTGCTGATGCTGTATTATCTGGAGGTATTAGAAGAGCAGCATTGATTTCATTATTCGATTTAGATGATGAAGATATGCTAACGTGTAAGTTTGGTAATTGGTGGGAAGAAAACCCACAACGTGGTCGTGCTAATAATTCAGCAGTAGTATTACGTCATAAAATTACTGAAGAAGAATTCTTTAAACTATGGAAAAAAATTGAATTAAGCGGTAGTGGTGAACCTGGCATTTACCTTAGTAATGATAAAGATTGGGGAACAAACCCATGTTGTGAGATTGCTTTACGTCCTTTTCAATTCTGTAACTTATGTGAAGTAAACGTTTCAAATGTTGAGTCACAAGAAGATCTAAATGAACGTGTTAAAGCAGGAGCATTTATAGGTACATTACAAGCAGCATACACTAATTTCCATTATCTAAGAGATGTATGGCAGAAAACAACTGAAAAAGACGCTCTATTAGGTGTTGGAATGACAGGTATTGGTTCTGGAGCTATACTAGAGTTGGATCTTAAAAAATCAGCTGACATAGCTAAAGAAGAAAATGCTCGTGTTGCTGAAATTATAGGAGTAAACAAAGCAGCTCGCGTAACAACAGTTAAACCATCAGGTACTAGCTCATTAGTATTAGGAACCTCATCTGGTATTCATGCTTGGCATAATGATTATTACATCCGTCGTATTCGTGTAGGTAAAAACGAAGCAATCTATACTCATCTAGCAATCCATCATCCTGAATTAGTTGAAGATGATTTCTTCAAACCAACAATACAAGCTGTAATCTCAGTACCTCAAAAAGCACCAGAAGGTTCTATCTTAAGAACTGAAAATGTAATTGATATGCTTGAACGTACTAAGAAATTTAATGTACAATGGGTAAGAAAAGGACATCGTAAGGGAGCAAATACAAATAATGTATCAGCTACTGTATCTATTAATGAAAATGAATGGGAACAAGTAGGTAATTGGATGTGGGAAAATAGAGAAACATTTAATGGTCTATCAGTATTACCTTACTTTGGAGGTAGCTACACACAAGCTCCATTTGAAGATATTACTAAAGAACAATTCGATGAAATGGCTCAACATCTCCATAACATTGACTTATCTCAAATCATTGAGTTTACTGATGACACCGCATTAATGGATCAAGCAGCATGTGCTGGAGGTGCTTGCGAAATAGTGTAATATGAAACATGAATTTATAAAAGATATTCATTACTATATGGATGATACGAGGGTGGTTTTTACCGCCCTCTATCACATCCAACGAGGAAGTTGTTGTGGTAATAAATGTAAACACTGTCCTTATAAGCCAAAACATAAAAAGGAAAGTGTGGAATTAGCAAAGGAATTTATTAACTTCCAAGATAAAGAAGAAAATGGAAACGGATAAAATACACGAACGAGTTATAGAAATACAAAACAATATTCAAACATCATCTCCTGAACAACAAACAGCGATGATGGCTGAATTAATTAATATGGTTTCTAAAATCGAACAATCATTATCAGATATTAAAGTAGATATAGACGATATAGAAAATCAAATACAAACAAATGAAGAATAGTTTTGAAACAGCAGGTGCAATTATAGGAGTTATAGGTAGTATATGTATGATACTATTAATACTAGGATACCCAGTTATGTGGTTATGGAATTGGCTAATGCCTACTGTATTTAATTTACCTGAAATTACATTCTGGCAAGCAATAGGGTTAAATTTACTATCAACTATCTTATTTAAATCAACAACAACAAAAAATAAAGATTAAAATGTTTCAATCAACAAAACTATTTGATGGTTTTAGTTGTGTGTTTCGTCAATGGAAAGCAGAAGGAACACACTGCCGCTTCCTCCACGGTTATGGAGTATCATTCAGAGTATGGTTCGAAGGTGAACTAGACGAACGTAATTGGGTTTGGGATTTTGGAGGTATGAAACGTGCTAATGGTACTATTGACGGTAAGAATCCTAAAGCATGGATGGATTATATGTTTGATCATACTACAATCATTGCTGAAGACGATCCGGGAATGGGTGGTTTTAAAACAATGGATCAACTAGGTATAATTCAACTTAGAATTATTCCTGCTGTTGGAGCAGAACAATTTGCTAAGTATATCTTTGAAAAATTAAATGCGTTTATTCAAGAAGAAACAAGTGGTAGAGTTAAAGTAGCGAGAGTAGAATTTATGGAACACGCTAAAAATACTGCCATATATGAAGAAAAAAATAATTAAAAAAAAACATGATTTAGTAGCTCCACCTCCATACACTGAAGGTCATTGGGAAGATGAGTTTGAATATTATACAAACTATCAACCAACAAGTAATAATGGAAAATGGTGGGCTACAATTCAAATAGAAAAATTAAAGAAGAAATTAAATCGTTGTAAATGAAAATATCACATGAAGTACCTTTATGCTTTTTAAAGGAAAGTTTAGAATGGAATGACTACCAATATATACTTCCACACCTAATAGACCAATATCCTCAGTATAAAACTCATATGATGGGATATAGGCAAAAGCTTAATTCATTTATAATTTGTGATAATGGATTATTTGAAGGAATAGATCATACAATTGAAGATTTACTTGAAAAAATCTACCTAATACATCCAAATATCTTTATCGTTCCTGACGCTTGGAATGATTCAATATCAACTATTAGAAGTGCAAAACACTGGATGATAAACTACGGTAATAAATTAAAAGAAATTGATGTTAATTTAATGGCGGTATGTCAAGGTAAAACTCTAGGTGAATTAATAACCACATATCAAACATTAGTTGATTTAGGCTACAAACACATAGCATTTAATCACTCCAGTATTGCTTACCAAGAAGAATTTGGTGGTGAATATGGACTATCACCATTAAAAGCTCAAATGTATGGTAGAATGGAGTTTATTAGATGTTTAGTAGCAAATAATACTATTAGAGATACATACTATCATCATCTACTTGGTTGCTCCTTACCTCAGGAATTTATGGTTTATGATGATTGGAAGTTTATTAAATCAGTTGATACATCTAATCCTATTCTAGTAGGAGCTGAAGGAGTAAGATACACTGATAGTGGGGTAAATTTTAAACCTAAAGAAAAACTCGCCCATTATTTTGAAAAGGATTTGAGCGGTCAAAAAGAAGATATTATCTTCAATGTAAACAAATTTAAAAGTTATGTCAGAAAAAATGTTATCACTGTATGATTATTTAGGTAAAGCAGCTGGTTCTGTTCTTGGAAAGCAAGTAGCAGAGTGTGCTGCAAAGAAAAAAGTAAAACATGAGACCCGCTTTGTATCAAATTCTAAGTATACAGGGGAAATAATGTTGTATCCTGAGACATTTTTAAAAAAATATTTTGGTAAAATATCGCTTGAACGGAAGGTAAGCGAATTACAAAACAATACTCTTCCATTTTAATCTAAATAAGAATGAGAAAACAAGCAGTACTATCGCTATCAGGTGGAATGGATTCATCAACATTACTTCTCCACCTCTTAGCAAACGATTACGACGTAACAGCTTTAGGTTTTGATTACGGTCAAAAACATAAAGTAGAATTAGAACGAGCACAATCACTAGTTGCTTATGTAAATGAAAAAAATTGTGGTTGTGGTGGTAAACCAATTTATGGCAATGTAACTCACCAAATTATTAAGTTAGATGGATTATCTCAACTACTCAATTCATCACTTGTTGAAGGTGGTGATGACGTTCCTGAAGGGCATTACGAACAAGACAATATGAAAGATACTGTTGTTCCTAATCGTAATAAGATTTTTGCTTCTATTATTCAAGCAGTAGCACTATCAATCGCTACTAAACCTATTACCGACGATTGTAGTGTAGGTCAAGAAGTAGCTATTGCAATGGGAATTCATGCTGGTGATCATGCTATTTATCCTGATTGCAGACAAGAATTTAGAGATGCTGATTTTGAAGCATTTAGGATTGGTAACTGGGATTCTAATTTAATATCAATTTATACTCCTTATCTTGAAGTGGATAAATTTGATATTTTAAAAGATGGAGAGCTAGCTTGTCAAAAACTTGGTCTTAACTTTGATGAAGTTTATAAACGTACAAATACAAGTTATAAGCCAATTTGGATTTCAAGTTCATTTGATAATGAAGGAAATGTAACAGAATTTGGAGGGTGGTACTCTGATTATAAATCAGCAGCATCAGTAGAGCGTATTGAAGCATTTATTAAATTAGGACGTCCTGATCCTGTAGCTTATGCTGATTTAGAAAATGGACCAGTAAGTTGGGAAACAGCTCGTGATCATGTTTTAAAAGTTCTAGAAGAACATAATAAATAATTTATATTTTGGTCCGGTTTTAATATATTTATTACCGGACCCAAAATATAATATATGGAAACTAAAATATGTTCTAGCTGTAGTGAAGTTAAATTTATAAATGAGTTTTATAAAGGTGGAGGTAAATGCAAAATATGCCAACACGCCTACAATAAAATTCATAATGAAAAAAATAAAGATAAGTATAGGAAATATCAACGCAAAGCAAACAAAAAATCCTATGATAGGGGACAAGAGTTTATAAATAAACATCGTGCTTTGTGTGGGTGTCAAAAATGTGGAGATAAAAGATATTGGGTTATAGATTACCATCATTTAGATCCTAGTGAAAAAGATAATCCTATTACTTACTATAAGACATCTACATTAGATGTTTTAAAAAAAGAAATAAAAAAATGTATTCCGTTATGTAGAAACTGTCATACTGATTTTCACTATCAAGAAAAACAAAGTAGGATTAGCATAGAAGAATATTTAAATTTGTAAATAATAAACAATTATAGTTATGAGTTATCAAACAAGAGTTCGTGCTAATTACATGAACAAAACAGCAAAGTTAGCTTTTTTTAAAGCTCGCAAACGCACAGGCGACACAACCCGCATTGCAGAAGAAACCGGTTATTCAGTTAGCCATATTTCTAACATGACAAGCGGTACCCGTCGAGTAACAAATCCCGTTGCAAACGCAATGTATATGTTAACTCGTCGTCGCACTAAGAACAGTGAATTAGCTTAATTTCACACCCTAATGTCCCTCTACTTTTCGGTAGGGGGACATTTTAATTTTAATTATGATACATATTATAGAACATACATTAGGATTATGTGGTGAAAAACACATTAGTCTTATTGCAGTTGCTGAGTGGCAAAATTTAGTCTATATATTTAATTACATAAAAACATGGAGGATTTACAACCAATGAAATGTCTTAGAAATTTAAAAACAGGAAACATTATTAGGGTAACAGAAAAACAGGCTGACCAAATGATAGGTAAAGAGTGGCAGTATACCTCCAAAGTAGAGTGGAAAACGGCTACGCGCATACCAGAACCAATAGTTCAGGCTGCAAAAACTATTTCTGATAGTGTTATTAGAGGTCATCAAGGAGAAACAATTTCAGAAAAACAATTAAAACGTAAGAAAAAATGAGTAAAATAGATTCAAATAAATTATTAATAAGTTCTGATTTCTACTCTGTCCAAGGTGAGGGTATCTCATCAGGAGTACCCTCTTACTTTGTTCGTTTAGGTATTTGTAATTTGACTTGTGGTATGAGTAGAGCATTTGCTAATAATCTCCTTAAAGAAGCATCACTAGAAGATGGTGAAATATTCATAGGTGATCTTCAAGCTGAGGGTAAAGCAACTTGGACTTGTGATTCTACATCTCAATGGCTATGGAGAGGTGAAGATAAAGAATTCCAATATTTGATTGATAGATGGAAAGAACAGGGTGTATATGATGATATTAGAAATGGTACTATTCATATTATATGGACTGGTGGTGAACCTACTATTAAAGGACATCAACAATCAATTGTTAATTTCCGTAAGTATTGGTATGATCAAGAAAAGAAAACATTGAGAGAAGTTGGATATATAAGTGACTTTATGCCGTATGATGAAATAGAAACAAATGGTACAATTAAAATTGATGACGAGCTATTCACTATACTTGATCAAATCAATTGCTCGCCTAAGTTATCTAATTCAGGCCTAGAAGCAAAGCAACGTATAAACGAAGCTGCTATTAGACGTGTAATGCAACATAAAAATTATCAATTTAAATTTGTAATCAGCAATGAAGAAGATGTTAAAGAATTATTCCGTGACTTTGTCGTACCATTTAGCATACCTCTTACCAACGTGGTTTGTATGCCCGGACTAGATGATGTAGCTAATTTTGAAGAACGTACACAATTTGTACTTGAAATGGCTAAAAAATACAGATTTAGAGGATTAACACGTTTGCATATTGCCGCTTGGAATAAAACATTAAATGTATAATATGGAAAATAATACTGAAGAACCAATTACTATTTGTATTCCTGTTGCTTTAATATGTGATATTTCTAATGATATTGAATTAGGAGAAAAAGTTAGACAACTTTATTGGGAAAGTAAAAAATAATTATTATCTTTATTAAAATAAATAACATGAGAGATTACGAAAGAAAAACAGAACCAGTACCAGTAGACCAACCACACGAATACAGACCAAGTAACCAAGAAGTATTGCAAGAGTATGAAATAAGACTACAGTTTCTTAGTCTTGGATGTGTTGTGCATGTAGGATGTAAAGCTATAGCATTTGAATCAATAGAATCGGCTATGACAGAACTAAATGAATATGTAAACAATACATATGAAACTCAAAAGAAATGGAGAAAGATATTATCTAGCTAACCATAAAACAAATAAATAAAAATATGGAATTACTAAAAAAATCGAACGGTAATTTGCCTCGTACAGAAGAGGAAATAGAATATATGATACTTAAAGCATCTGAGGCGTATGCCGATTTTCTTAATGCTGTGGGTTTTGATTATAAGGCAGACAGACAAACAGAAGATACACCTCGTCGTGTGGCTAAAGCATGGCTTAAAGATCTTATTGTAGGTTCAATTACAGATGAACCTAATATTACAGTATTTCCTAACGATGAACATTATGACGGATTAGTAATCCAATCAGGTATCCCTATCGTTAGTATGTGTGCTCACCATAATTTAGCATTTACAGGTTATGCTACTGTAGCATATGTTCCTGCTGAAAATGTTATTGGATTAAGTAAATTGAATCGTATTGTTGAATGGTTTTCTCGTAGACCACAAATGCAAGAATCACTCACACAGCAAATTCATGATTATATTGCTGATAAAATGTCTTGTAATAATGTAGCTGTGAGTATTGCTTGTAAACACACTTGTTGCTCACATAGAGGTATTAAACATCCATCTGTAATGACTACAAATAAGTTTAGTGGTTTGTTTATGGAAAAGGATAATTTAATTCGTGAGGAATTCCTTCACGCAATTGAAGTAAATGGTACTAAATTCTAATAATGGAAAAAATATACTTAAGCTGGGATGAGATTGAAGATGCTATTGAAAGTCTAGCACACCAAATTAAACAAAGTGGTAAAAAAATAGGTTCAATGGATGGTCTTGCACGTGGAGGTCTCATTCCAGCAGTAATGTTATCTCATAAATTGGGAATACCATTTATGAATGAAAATAATAATGATGAAGGATATATTTTAATTGTAGATGATATTTGTGATACTGGAGAAACATTAGAGTATTATGACATACACGACTATATTTTAACAGCAACTATTCATCATAAACAAACAGCAATAGTTAAACCTGATTTCTATTATAGTTTAGCCCCTCAAGATAAATGGATAGTATATCCTTGGGAACAAAAAGATTCAAAAACAATTCAAGATTATAAAGATGCAACAAAAGGAGAGTAAAACAAATTGGCATTTTAATGTTAGTATGGTTAAATCAATAACTAGAATATTTGCTGCAATAGCACTACTATTTGCTGATCAGTGGTATTTTAATGCTGCCGGAGGGTTATTGATTGGAGCTGAAATACTTGGAATAATAGAAGAATTTTAAAAAAAGCCCTCATATAGAGGGCTTAAAAGAGCATAGTACTAATTCTCCAATAAGTGAATGTTGTAGAGGAGTAAGAAAAACATATAAAGGATATATTTGGCAATATAAAGAAAAATAATTAAATTTAAATAAAATAAAGTTATGCTTAATTCATCTCAAATTTTAGATGAAGGATTACTCCTTCTAGAACACACAAAAGGAAAACCAGCTCAAGTTGGTTATGATCTTAGTCTTAAAGCATTACAAAAAGTAGGCAATAGTATAGGTAATGGGATGTATGCTCAAGGTAATATAGGTAAAATATTAAAATATAAAACTGAACTTACTACCTACACCCCTAAAGATACAATTCAATTAGATGGGGTTGAAGGATGGTTGCTACATCAGGGGGTGTATGATATTACATTTAATGAAGGATGTAATATACCAGACAATCGAGTAGCATTTATTAAACAACGTTCATCTCTCTATCGCAATGGTGCTATAATTAACAGTCCTGTATTTGATCCCGGCTTTAAAACCGATAATATGGGTACTTTACTTTATATATCCGAACCTATATTCATCGAGATTAATGCTCGAGTAGCACAAATCTACTTCCATGAATGCACCCCCGCAGACCTGTATGATGGGCAATGGCAAGATGATAAGCAGAGAAATTCATTATAAATAAAAGGGGGTGTCAAAACCCCCATCTTACATTTAAGTATGTATCAATCAATCTATTACGACGGGAAACCGAATTACAAATTTCATCTACGTGATGATAAAACAGGTTGGAGTGAATTTAGCTATACTCTACCTCGTTTTCAAATCGATCCTAACGGCCAATATTCAACTCTAGATGGTAAACGAGTTAAAGCCGTTACCAAATATGATTGGAATGATAATCATCTATATGAATCAGATATTGATCGTCTTACAGCAGTATTAATTGATAAATACAAAGATAGTGATGATACTCCGGAATGGCAAAATGTAGTTTACTTTGATATTGAGTGTGAAATTGGAGGCGCTCTTACTACAGAGTACATCAAAACAGCACCGATGAAAATTACCTCAATAGCATTATATGATGCTACAGGTAAAAAACATTATTGCCTTATATTAGATGAGAAAAAGCAACTACAATCAATTAATGAAGAAAGTAGACAAGTAATACCTTGTGATGATGAATTTCAATTGTTATCATTGTTTCTTGAATTATGGGAAACAGTAGATCCAACTATCATCACAGGATGGAATAGTGGATTCTTTGACGTTCCTTATCTATATTATAGATTATGTAATGTATTAGGTAAAGATGAAGCTGCTCGTTTATCTCCACTTCGTAAATTTAAATTTACTGAATGGGATCAAAGTCAACCAATTGAAATAGCAGGTATAAATCATCTTGATTATCTACTACTATATAAAAAATACAATCCTAAAAACGAACCATCCTATAAACTAAATGATATAGGAACTAAATATGTTAATTTAGGTAAAGTAGAGTATGAAGGTAACCTAGATAAATTATTTAGAGAAGATGTAAATAAGTTTATCGAGTATAATATTCGTGACGTAGAAATTATCATTGAACTAGAAAAGAAGTTTAAATTTATTGAATTAACAGTTGCTATTTGCCATCTATGCCATGTACCTTATGAACAAATATATCTATCAACTGTATTAAACGATGGAGCTATTCTTACCTACCTTAAACGTAACAATATAGTTTCACCAAATAAACCTACCACTACTAATCCAGCACTAAAACCAAATGTATTTGAAGTAGAAGATGAAGTAAAAAGTAAATCCGGTACTGGTAAAAAATGGACTGGGTATATAAAAAATATAAAAGGTAATGGACTAATAGATGTATTTGTATATGAAACACAACATGTAGCTCAATTTTATATATCAAATGTAATAAAAAATGAAGAATATGCAGGTGGATATTTAAAAGATCCAGTACCTGGATTGTATGAATGGGTTATTGATTTAGACTTTACATCCCTATATCCATCTATTATACGTTCGTTAAATATAGGTATTGAAACATTTGTAGGTCGTATTGTAAATAAAGATAAATATGATAACAGCTGGACATTAGATGATCTAAAACAAATGGATCCTGAATCTATAATTACAATTGAAAAATTAACTCCTAAACAAACTACACAACAAACGAATGTAAAAGTGGGAACATTAATTGCCATAATTGAAGACAATGATTGGCTAATATCAGCACCTGGTGTTATGTTTAGGACGGATAAATCATCAGTGGTATGTGAAGTATTAACTGATTGGTTTAATAAGCGTGTTGAATATAAAAACGCAATGAAAAAAGCATACAAATCGGGTGATGCTATTAAAGGCGAATTTTATAATAGACGACAACATGCATATAAAATTAAACTAAATGACGTTTACGGTTGCTATGCTATTAATAGCTGGCGCTATACTGATGGACATAAAATGATATCTAAAGCCATTACATTATCAGGACAGCGATTAATTCAAGAATCAATTAAATTCTGCAATGAATGGATGAATAAACAACTCAATACTGAAGATAAAGATTATGTTGTCACTTCAGACACTGACTCATTATTTATTCAAGTTAAGGATTTAGCACTATTACGTCATCCTGAATTAGCTACTGCTAATAAAGAAGAATGGACTAAAGTAATTCTAATAATTACATCCGAAGTACAAAAAGCAGCAAACGAATATATAAATACATTTGCTAGAAAGGCATTTAATATTAAAGATAGAGAACATTACTTAGAATTAAAACAAGAAGTAGTATTAGAACGAGGTTACTTTGCAGGTAAACGTCGTTACGCAATGTATATTGTAAATAAGGAAGGTGTTACTGTTGATGAATTGGATATGAAAGGATTAGATTTGATGAAATCAAATATGACTCCAATGTATTCTAAATTTGGAGAGCAACTAATCAAAGATATTATGTTTGGTAAACCTAAACCCGAAATTGATCAACAAATTATTGATTTTAAAAAACATGTTAAAGATATTCCTATTGAATTACTAGCTAAACCAACAGGAGTAAAAAATGTAGAATCATATATTGAACGTACCCCTAAAGCAAGTGAGATATTTAGTTCATTAAAATTAAAATGTCCTATTAATGCTAAAGCAGCAATTTATTATAATGACCTACTTAAATTTAAACGAGTACAAAAACAATACCCACTATTTACTGCTGGTGATAAGATGAAATATATTCAATTAAAAACTAATCCATATAATATTGATGTAATAGGGTTTACAGGTAATGATCCTGATTTTATCAATAAACTAATTGATGAGTTTGCTGATAGAGAGGAGGGATTTGAATCATCACTACTAAATAAGCTAAAAGGTATATATGAAGATTTAGGATGGGCGTTTCCATCACTAAATGATAAAGTAAATAAATTTTTTAAATTTGTATAATGAATATATTTAAAGGAATACTATATAATGTAATAGCTCAAGTATTTACATTTTTGCAATTACAAGGACAATTAAAATATGAGTTTTTAAAAAACCATACATTGCTTATAGCTTTACTAGGAGCCCCCCTTTCATTATTATATATGCTTTCTGTTAGACATCTAACTACAGCCTATAATGGACAATTATGGCCTAGCAGATTAATTGGATTCGGAACAGGAGTAATAATATTTACAATTATGTCTTATTTTATGTTTAAAGAACCTTTAAGTCTTAAAACACTTACTTGTTTGAGCCTAGGAGTTTGTATAATTTTAATTCAAATATTTTGGAAATAATATGGAAAAACAACTATTAACATCAGTAATCGAAAAGTATTACTTAGGTGGAATACACGAAAAGGTAAAGTGGACAATTAAAGACAAGAAAATAACAATCTTATTTACATCTGCAACTAAAGATCTAGCAGGATCGATCGAAGCAGATGGATTTGATTTAGATGATTGCGTTATAGGAGTATATGATACAAATAAACTACTCAAATTAATTAACATCACTAATCAATTCGTTCAATTGAGTGTTGAAACTAAAAACGGAACAGCAACTAAACTATCAATTGCTGATAACGAGTATGATTTAGTTTATCATTTAGCTGATTTAAGATTTATATCTACCGAAACAATGGTATTAGATGAGTCACAAATTGATTTTAATTACTCATTCACTATTGATTCTGACTTTATAGAACGATATAATAAAGCTAAAAAAGCATTAGGTAGTGATGAGGTAAGAATACAAGCACTATTCAATGAAGAAGGTGATAAAGGTATTTACTTCACATTAGGAGGTAAAACATCACACGACGATAAAATTAGCTTCCAATCTACTGATTCTGTATTTAGTATTCCATCTAGTGAATATCAATTTAATGCTAATTATTTACTAGAAATATTCACGGAAAATAAAGGTGCAGACGGAACAGGTAAGTTTGATGAGAACGGAATATTAAAATTAGAGTTTATAGATGAAAGAAATATTAAAAGCCTATATTATCTCCCACCTAAAAACTAATCCGTATATATTTATTACCGAAGATACATGACAGGTCTTTACCTATTAATTAACCGCATACCTTAGGGGTGCACAAATAAAAACAAAATGAGTAAAACTACAGACGTGTTCGTAGTAACGAACGGAACAGGTAACTTAACCGGCACAAGCACATTTACAAACGGACTTACCTTATCAGGTAACACATCCATTTTTACCACAGGAGGAGGATATACAGCATCTAATACCTTCGCTAATTACCCTACCTATAATGACTTTTGGCAATTTGATGAAGAATTTGATCTTCTTTGGAAATCATTCTTCTCAAATGATGGTTATAGACCAATTAAAGAAAAAGTAGCAGGTGTACCTTGCGACATTCAAGAAACAGATAACGGCCTACTTATTGAACTTGCAGCAGTAGGTCTTGAAAAATCAGATATTGATATTATTGTTGATTCAGAAACGCTTCGTGTTGCTTATCGCAAAAGTGATAAGGAAGAAGAAGCAGAAAACAACGAATATAGATATCTATTGCGTTCAATTAAAAAATCAAGTTTTGATATTGCTTGGAAACTTTCAAGTAAATATAATCTTCAAGAGCTAGAAGCTAAATTAGAAAAAGGATTATTGACTTTAGATATTCCATTTGCAAAAGAAAATAAACCAACAAAGGTTACGATTAAATAAGTTTTGAAAACCGAAGACCTGTCATTATCTTCAATTTAAACAAAGTTATATATGAAAATTAAACCGTTACATAATCACATTGTGATTAAACAGCAAGATGAAACAGAAACAATGTATGGAAACATTGTAGTACCTGATATGGGAAAAGAAAAACCACTAATGGGTGAAGTAATAGCAGTAGGACCTGGAGTATATTCTATTACGGGGCAACTATTTTTTGAAACTAAAATTAGAATAGGTGAAATTGTAGTATTTCCTTCATTCGGTGGAACTAAAATGACCATTGATGGTGAAGAGTATATCGTTATGAAAGAAAATGATTTATTGGCAGTTTTAGAAAAAGAATAATATGAGTAAAATAATTAAGTTTGATCGTGAAGCAAAAGAAAAGCTTCAAGCAGGCATCGACAAGGTAAATAAAGCAGTATCAGTTACGATGGGTCCTTTTGGACGTAATGTATTGATTGAAAAAGAACACGGGCAAGTAGTATCTACTAAAGATGGAGTTACAGTAGCTAAAACCATTACATTGGAAGACCCAATTGAAAATATGGCAGCAACTGTAATTAAGCAGGCAGCTCAAAAAACAGTTGATGCTGCTGGTGATGGTACAACTACATCAACGGTATTGGCTCATGCTATTGCATCTCAAGCATTAGAGACAACATCGTATGCTTCAACAAATGCTACTCAAGTAAAACGTGGTATTGAAGAAGCAGTAAAACAAGTAGTAGCAGAATTGAAAGTACTATCTACAGATATTACAGATGAAAAACAAATTAAACAAATTGCTACTCTCTCAGCTAATGGTGATACTGAAATCGGTGAACTAGTAGCTACAGCAATTGATAAAGTAGGAAGAGACGGAGTAGTAACAGTAGAAGAGTCTCGTTCAGGTGAAACCTCACTTGAGGTAGTAGAAGGTCTTCAATTTGATAGGGGTTATAAGTCACCTTATATGGTTACAGATAACAATACAATGCAGGCTATTCTTAATGATGCTTTAATTTTATTATTTGATGGTAGGATTAGTGCTGTAAAAGATATACTTCCAATTTTAGAAAGGGTATCACAAGAAAATAAGTCATTGCTTATCATTGCTGAAGATATCGATGGTGAAGCATTATCTACTCTTATTGTAAATAAGATGAGAGGATCCTTAAAAGTAGTAGCTGTTAAAGCACCTGACTTTGGTGAACGTAGAACACTTATTTTAGAAGACATTGCTACTGTAACTGGCGGTACTTTAATTTCACCTACTAAAGGTATGAAATTAGATAAATTTAATATAACTTGGTTTGGTAATGCTAGAACGGTTACTGTAGGTAAAGAAACAACCACAATCGTTGATGGTAAAGGTGATAATGAAGCAATTGATGCTCGTATTGAAGAACTTAAATTCCAAATTGACCAGGCTAACTCACCATATGAAGTAGAACGTCTACAAGATCGTCTTGCTAAGATGATTGGTGGTGTAGCTATTATTAATGTAGGTGGTGGTACTGAGATTGAAATGAAAGAAAGGAAAGATCGCATTGATGATGCTTTACAAGCAACTAAAGCAGCACTTGAAGAAGGTATTCTACCGGGTGCTGGAGTAGCATTGCTTCATGCTAGAACTGCTATTACTCAAGCTAAAGTTGATGGTATTGACTTTAATAAAGGTAAACAAATAGTATATAAGGCTTGTATTTCACCATTTAAACAAATACTTGGTAATGCTGGTACAGACCATAATGAAGTATTAATGAGTCTTAGAATTTCAGCTAATACTATTGTATCCAATACTATCGTTCCAAATATTGCTGAAGAAACATTAGTAGATGCCTTCGAATCAGGTATTATTGATCCAACTAAAGTAGTTAGATGTGCTTTAGAAAATGCAGCAGCAGCTGCCGTTACACTCCTAATGACAGAATGTGTTATTTATGATAAACCAACTGATAAAAAGAAAGAAGAAGTTGATTTGTCACAATTTGGAATGTAATTTAAAATAAAATAATAGTTATGAAGCAACACACTCTCTGGATTGAAAAATATAGATCACAAACACTAGAACAATACATCGGCAACGATACGGTTAAAACCCGTATCGCCGATTGTATTACTAAAAACGATATCCCCCATTTCTTATTTGCTGGTACAGCAGGTACTGGTAAAACAACATTAGCTAAATTAATTGTTAATAACATTAAATGTGATTACCTTTACATTAATGCTAGTGATGAGAATGGAATTGATATGATTAGAGAAAAAGTAAAGGGATTTGCCTCTACATCAACATTTCAACCTCTTAAGATTGTTATTTTAGATGAGGCTGATTTCTTAACTCAGCCAGCACAAGCAGCGCTTCGTAATTTAATTGAAGAGTATTCAATCACAACGCGCTTTATACTTACTTGTAATTACATTGAACGTTTGATTGAACCTATTCAATCACGCTGTGAAACTCATCTATTAACACCTCCATCTAAAGGTAATGTTGCAAAACACATTTGCACTAATATCCTTGATGTTGAAGGAATCCAATATGAAATGATAGATGTAGCAACTATAATTAAAGAATACTATCCTGATGTTCGTTCTATTATTAAAGTATTACAACAGAATGTTGAAGTTGGTAAGTTATCTGTAACTACTTTAGATACTAATTGGATTAAACAACTAATTTTAATATTAAATAAACGCGATAAGAATGCTTGGTACCAAGTTCGCCAACTTGTAGCTGACAGCCAAGTAGACGATTTTCAAACCGCTTATCGATATATGTTTGAGCATCTAAATGAATTTAGTTATGGAAATGATGCTAGTATTATAATATTGTTGGATGAATATTCATATCGAGCTAATGTGTGTCCTGATAAAGAGTTAAATTTTGCAGCCTTTATAAATTCATTATTAAATATAACAACAAAAAATGTAATTAAAGGTTAAATATCGGGTGAGAAACTAGTTCTCCATATATTTATTGGAAATAATAAATTATGATAGGAATATATAAAATAGTTTCTCCTTCTGGTAGAACGTATATTGGGCAGAGTACTAATATAGATAAGCGTAAGATTGATTATAATCAAAATGGTTGTTTAAAAAATCAACCTAAAATTTATAAATCAATAACTAAATATGGTTGGGAAAATCACACTCATGAGATTATAGAAGAGTGTAATATTGAACAACTCAATGAACGTGAAACCTATTGGAAACAAGTAGAATTAGATAAAGTTAATAATGATTGGAGTAAAGTATTATTCTGTGGTTTATATGATACTGGAGGAGGACCAAAATCTAAAGAATGGAAACAAAATATTAGTAACGGACATCCTACTAAAAAATCAATAATTCAACTTTCTTTAGAAGGAGCAAAGATAAATGAGTATATTTCAATAAACGAAGCAGCAAGGCAAACAGGTGTTAGAGTAGGAGATATAAGTGCTTGCTGTAATGGTAAACAAAAAACAGCTTATGGTTTTAAGTGGGTATTTAAAGATGAAAATTTAAGGCCGTTACTAAAACCAAGAAAAGCAAAAGTAATGACTGTAAAAGGATCTTATAATCTTTCTCAAAAAATGAAAGGAAATAATTATAAAACAGGTAAAGGAAAACCTATTGAACAATATGATTTAAATAATAATTTTATTAGAGAGTGGATAGGAGGTGCTACTGAAGTTGAAAAGGAATTAGGATATAATCATAAAGCTATACACGAAAATTTAAAAAATAGATGTAAAACAGCATTCGGCTATATATTTAAATTTAAAAACAAATAAACCATGGCACAATACAGAAAAAAACCAGTTGTAATAGAAGCATTTAAGTATGGAATAGATTATAGACCAGATTGGTTTAACGATAAAGTCACCACAAATGAGATAATAACTTTTGTTGGCTATAATTTAAAAAACCCAGAAGAATATTATTGTGAAATAAAAACTTTGGAAGGAGTTATGAGAGGTAATTGTGGAGATTATATTATTAAAGGAGTTAAAGGAGAAATTTATCCATGTAAGCCAGATATTTTTGAAGCAACTTATGAAATTGTAAACAACTAAAAAACAAGTAATATAATGGAACAACAATTAAACATTAGTTTAGATAAAACTACAGGAGTAGTATGTGAAGAATGTGATAACCAAGTATTTCGAGAAGGAGTAATGCTTAGAAAAGCATCTCGATTCCTAACAGGTACAGCACAGGATGCTATAGTCCCTATCCAGGTATTCTCTTGCACTAAATGTGGTCATGTAAATGAAGAATTCCTCCCATTACAATTAAGATCAAATAAAGAAGAAGATAATGTTCTTTAAAAAATACAAAATGCAAATAGAACAACTACAACAAGAAAACGAACAACTTAGAGCACAAATTTCAGGACTTGCTTTTAATCTTAAAACAGCAGATGATAAGATTAAGCAATATGAAATGCAGATAGATAATCTCTATAAACAAAATATGGGGTTATCTAGTGAGGTAAAACACCTCAATATGCTTGCTATGACTTCTAACTATAATAAAAACGATTCAAGATTATACTAATGACAATATTTGATCATATTAAGAATATCACAACTAATAAAGGACCCTACTTAGGCGATGAAGGTTGGAATAACTGGATGATCAATCGTTATCTAAGTATGGATCCTGATTATTGTGAAGTAGTAAATATAGTACAAAAGAATACTTGGCAGATGAAAGGTGAGTATCTTTATAATTTATATAAGGATATTATTCCCCAACAATATAAGTATCTTAAATATATTAAAGCTAAGAATAAAAAGGAACACAAAGCAGATCAAGTAGAAGCAGTTGCTATCTATTATGAAATAAGTAAAAGCGAAGCTAAAGAATATATTGACATGCTTCCTAAAGAAGAATTAGAAAACATAATACTACAAATCAATGGATAAATTAGATTCAATTGTTACTTCAATTATAGATCAATTTAAAAGTCGTGCTGCCCAAGGTAAAGCAAAATACGGTGTTGATTTAGATCGTACCGATTTATCATTATTAGAGTGGATTGAACACGCTAAACAAGAACACATGGACGCCATTTTATATTTAGAAAAAATAAAACAAGAATTTATTGGCGACGAAGAAAAAATATTCTGACATTGAATTAAAGATTAAAAATCATCAACTCCCTATAGTTCATCCTGTCTTTCAAAAAAGTGTTTCTTATTCTCAATACTCGATGTGGGCTAAATGCCCACATCAGTGGTATCTCACATACGTAGAAAAGAAACAACCATATCAAGCTAGCATTCATACTGTATTTGGAACAGCATTCCATGAAACACTACAATCATATATTACAACAATGTATGGAATAAGTGGAGCGGCAGCTGATAAAATGGATTTAGAAACACTATTTCAAGAGCGATTCAGAGAAGTGTATGCTAAAGAATATAAGGCAGCAGGTTCACATTTTACTACTGCTGATGAAATGGGTGAGTTTTTTGATGATGGAATAGCAATATTAAGATGGCTTAAAACAAGACGAAATAAGATATTTACCCTTCGTAAAATGAAGCTATTAGGTATAGAATTACCTTTAGTTTTATGTTTATCAACTAACTTATATTATAAGGCATTTATTGATTTTGCATTATATGATGAAGATTTAAATAAAGTTTACATATATGACATTAAAACATCGACACGTGGATGGAATGACAACGAAAAAAGAGACGATCAAAAAACTGCTCAAGTCTTATTATACAAAGAGTATTTCTCAAGACAATATGGGTGGGACGTTGATCAAATCGAAGTCGAATTCTTCATCGTTAAGCGCAAAATCTATGAACAAGCTGAATACCCTATTCCCCGGCTTCAGTCCTTTAGACCCGCTAGCGGAAAAAACAAACGAAAACAAGCAATAGATAATTTTGAAGCCTTTACTAAGGATTGCTTTAGTAAAATTGGAGAACCACAAATAAAGTCTTACCTTAAAAATGTAGGTGAGAGTAGTTGCAAATGGTGTCCATATAAAGACAATCAAGAACTTTGCGACAAGATTATATCTTCCTAATAATCGTATATATTTATATGCAAATATATTATTATGGGAAACAAAATGCAATTAACAAGTGTAAAAGTTCCTGAAGATTTATTTGAGCAATTTAAAATTGCCTGTGTAAGATACAAATTCAGCGTACAAAAATTAACAGAACGCTCTATGTTCTTATACTTAACAAATGAAGACTTTAGAAAAACAATGCACAATCAATTAGACACAGAATTTACTGGAAGTATTTAAAAACAGTTTTATGAAAGAAGGTTATATTCCTAAGGAACAACGTAAGAAAATCTTACTACTTTGCGATGACATTAGAATGACAAGTGGTATTTCCACTATGGCAAGAGAAATCGTTATTGGTACTGCTCATCACTACAATTGGGTGAATGTAGGAGGGGCTATTAATCACCCGGATAAAGGCAAACGATTTGATTTAAGTGGAGACACAAATCAAAATGCTGGTATAAATGATTCTAATATTTTTCTTTATCCCATTGATGGATATGGTTCCCCAGAGTTAATTCGTCAACTAATTCAATTAGAACAACCAGATGCTATTATGTTCTTTACAGATCCAAGATATTGGGTTTGGTTATTTCAAATGGAACATGAGATTAGAAAAACAATGCCTATGATTTATCTTAACATATGGGATGATTTGCCTTACCCAATGTATAATAAATCATTTTATGAATCATGTGATACATTATTTGCTATTAGTAAACAAACAGAAAACATTAACAGATGTGTTTTAGGAGCAGAAATATCAGATGAAAAAACTATTAAATATATTCCACACGGAATAAATGAAAATATTTTCTTCCCTATTGATTCATCTCATCCTGAATATCTTGCATTACAAGATTTTAAGAAACAAGTATATGGTAATAAAGAGTATGACTTTAATCTTCTATACAATGCAAGAAACATTCGCCGTAAATCAGTTCCTGATTTGATGTTAGCTTGGAAGATATTCGCCGATACACTATCTGAAGACAAAGCTAAAAAATGTGCTTTAACACTTCATACTCAACCTATAGATGAGAATGGAACTGATCTATATGCCGTACAGCAGATGTTATTCGGTAACGATTCTAAATACAATATCATATATTCAAATAGCCGTTACCCAGCAAACGTAATGAATTTACTTTACAATTCAGCTGATGGTGTTGCTCTAGTTTCATCTAATGAAGGTTGGGGATTATCACTTACAGAAGGAATGATGTGTGGTAAACCAATTATAGCTACCGTAACAGGCGGAATGCAAGATCAAATGCGTTTTGAAGATGAAAATGGTGAATGGATTAAATTTACCCCTGAATTCGGTTCAAATCATAGGGGTAAATATAAAAAACATGGTAAGTGGGCTTATCCCGTATTCCCAAGTAATATTAGCTTAATTGGTTCTGTTCCTACACCTTATATATTTGATGATAGAGCCGATCCACATGATATAGCTAATCAAATAGGAGTTATGTATGATGTAAAAGTAAATTTTCCTGAGATCTACCAGGAGGAATGCAAAGCAGCTCGTGAGTGGGTAACATCAGACGAATCAATGCAATCAGCAAAAAATATGTGTAAGAATGTAATTGATGGTATTGATGAAACATTTGATAAATGGGAACCAAGGTATGCTTTTGAATTAATTAAAGTAGAACCACTAGAACAACCAAAACATTTTGTAAAACAAGTTATAGCACAGTAATATGAAACCATTAATAGTTATAAGCTGCCCAATTGATACATTTTCTGGCTATGGAGCTAGATCAAGAGATATTGCCTTAGCAATTATCAAATCAGACAAATATGAAGTAAAAATATTACCACAACGCTGGGGGGCAACCCCATTTGGATTCCTTCAACAAGACAATCCAGACCATAAATTAATGCTTGATTGTATTTGGAGTCAACCTCAACTTCCTAAACAACCTGACTGTTGGATTCAAATTACAGTACCCAATGAATTCCAGCCTATAGGTAAATTTAATATTGGGATGACAGCAGGTATTGAAACTACAATATGTGCCCCTCAATGGATTGAAGGTATGAATAGAATGAATTTAAATTTAGTCTCTTCAGAACATGCTAAGAAGGTATTTGAAACTAGTGCTTTTGAAGAAAAAAATGAACAAGGACAAATACTTAGGTCTATTAAACTAGAAAAACCAGTAGAGGTATTGTTTGAAGGAGTAAATACAGACATCTATAAAAAATTAGAATCAACAAATACATTAAATGAATTAGATATTATTAAAGAAGATTTTAATTATCTATTTGTAGGACATTGGCTACAAGGAGAAATAGGACAAGATAGAAAAGATACAGGTATGTTAGTTAAAACATTCCTAGAAACATTTAAAAATAAAAAGCAACGTCCTGGTCTTATTCTTAAAACATCTGCTGGAAACTATTCTATAATGGATAGAGACAATATGCTAGAAAAAATTAGGCAAATTGAATCATCTGTTGATGGTGATTTACCAAGTATCTATTTAATCCATGGTGAATTAAGTGATGATGAAGTAAATGAATTATATAATCATCCTAAAGTAAAAGCACACATATCATTTACTAAAGGGGAAGGATATGGCAGACCATTACTTGAAGCTACCCTATCTCAAAAACCAGTAATAGCAAGTAACTATAGTGGTCATTTAGATTTTCTTGATCCTGAAATGTCGATTTTACTACCGGGAGAAATAACTCAAATACATCCGTCAGCAGCAGTACAAGATATGTTAATTCCTGAAAGTAGTTGGTTTACTATTAATTATGATAAGGCATCTGAAACTCTTGAAGATGTTTATAAAAATTATAAGAAATATGGTGATGGAGCAAAGAGACAAGCGTATCGTTCACGTACTGAATTTAGTTTAGAGAAAATGTCTGAAAGATTAGTTAATATATTAGAAGAAAAAATACCTAAACAGGTTCAACTTAAATTACCTCAATTGAAAAAAATTGAATTACCTAAACTTAAAAAAGTAGACTAATGCAAGAATCATTTACAGTATGTCCTCGATGTGAAGGAAATGCATGTCACGAGATATCAAATGATAAACTTACTGTTTGGAGTTGTTTTGGATGTGGCTTCACATCCAATTCAACTTTAATAGAAGATAAATTAGAAGAAGTTGAGTCTGTAATTCCTCAACTATATAAAGATCTTCGATTTAAAGACGATAAAGGTTATTACTGGTATCCTAATAGCGTAATGCTAGAAGATAAATCATTAGTATTTGCTGACGGTAAGACATCAAAAGAATGGAAGTGGGCCGGTGTGTTATCTAAAGATAGTAAAGCAGATATGACAACGGTAAAATATTTTGAAGAAAAAGAATTTATGGAAGCTCTTGACTATATAGGCTTCTTTGAAAAACAAAAATAATATTATGCCTTCAATTAGTTATGCAATTACAGCATGTAATGAACATGCTGAGTTAGAACGTTTATTAGACCATTTAGAAGACTGGATTAGAGAAGAAGATGAAGTAGTAATTCAATTAGATATTACTGCTACTGAAGAAGTAAAAGCATTATGTTTTGATTATATGCGTAGTAATTGGAATGTTATTGAGTTTGGACTAAATAAAGACTTCGCATCCTTTAAAAATAATCTAAAAAACCACTGTACTAAAGACTATATATTTCAAATAGATGCAGATGAGAATCTTTCTCAAGATTTAATACTTAATCTCCCTGAAATATTAGAACTTAATCCTGAAATTGAATTATTTGCTGTTCCTAGAATTAATATAGTAGAAGGATTAACTCAAGAACATATTCAAAAATGGGGATGGAGTGTTAATAAAAATGGATGGGTTAACTATCCCGATTATCAAACACGTATATTTAAAAATATACCTGAAATAAAATGGATAAATAAAGTTCATGAGCGTTTAGTTGGAGCTAAAATAATAGTTTCATTACCTGAAGGATATGATTTAATTCATTCTAAGACAATAGAAAGACAAGAAAAACAAAACGAATATTATAATACATTATGAAAATAAAAGTAAATCATTTTGATTTAGAAGTATTCAAAAAAAAATTATCTCATCTTAAAGATATAAATTTTTCCCTGTTTATAGATGCCACTCCAGAAACACAAAATGAACTATCCGAAGTTAATATATTAGTACTTCAAGAACCAAATGAATATTTCGGATTACATGACTGGGCTATCCATAACAAACATTTATTTTCAATTATATTAACATGGGATGATAAAGTAATTAATAACTGTGATAATGCTATCTTTTTACCTTTTGGGCATACTTGGTTTAAACCTGATCAATATCAAAGACACCACGATAAAAAATTTCAAATTTCTCATTTAAGAGGTAATTTATTAAAAACATATGGTCAATCTTTAAGACATGAATTATTAGATAGAAAAAATGAAATTACAATACCTACTAACTTTTATGATATTTTTGGAGATAGACATAATATTGAAGATGCTAGAATAGGTAAAGAAACTGTATTTAGTAATTCAATGTTTGGTGTAGCTATAGAAAATACATCTCATAATGGTTATTTTACTGAAAAAATATTGGATTGTCTCCTATTAAAAACAATCCCAGTTTATTGGGGTTGTTCTTCAATAACAAATTTCTTTAGGCAAGATGGTATTATTACATTTAATAATATTGATGATTTAATTGTTAAAGTTAATAAATTAGATGAATCCTATTACAATGAACGTAAAGATATTATAGAGGAAAATTATAATTTAGCTCTACAATTTGTTGATTATGAGCAAAATATTGTTAATACTATAACAGAAATATTCAAACTAAATAATATAATTTAATGCAAGAAATACTTAAACTAATAGATGAATACATCCAGAAAAAACATTCTGAAAAAACATGGACAGCAGGTAAAGACTGGGTTCAATATGCAGGTCCATACTTTGATTCACAGGAGTATGTTGCTGCTGTTAGATCACTATTAGGTGAATGGCTAGTGTTAGGTGCTGATGCAATTAAATTTGAATCTAAGTTCCCTAAGTTATTCGGTAAAGAATATGGCTTATTAACCAATAGTGGATCAAGTGCTAATCTATTAATGATGGCTGCTATGACCTCTAAACGCGGTTATAATCTGCCTAAAGGAACAAAAGTAATTACTCCAATAGCTGGTTTTCCAACTACTGTAGCCCCAATTATCCAATTAGGATTCACCCCTATATTCATTGATATCGAGCTTGAAACATTAAACCTTAATCTAGATCAGGTTGAACAAGTATGTATTGATAATCCGGATGTTAAAATTATTACATTTGCTCACGTATTAGGTAATCCACCTAACATGAATCGTCTAATGGAAATAGTTAAAAAATATAAACTAATACTGTTAGAAGACTGCTGCGATGCTTTAGGTTCTACATTTGAAGGTAAACCATTAGGATCATTTGGTGAAATGGCTAGTTGCTCATTCTACCCAGCACACCACATGACAATGGGTGAAGGTGGATTCGTAGCAATGAATAATCAAAATACAGAACGTATTGTTCGTAGTTTTAGAGAGTGGGGTAGGGGATGTTATTGTGTTGGTAAACAAAATCTATTAGAGAATGGAGCATGTAAGTGTCGTTTTAATAATTGGTTACCATCACTTCCAAATGAAATATTTGATCACAAATATGTTTATGAGGAAATAGGATATAACGTTAAACCAATCGAACTACAAGCATCAATTGGTTTAGTTCAAATGGAAAAATTAAAGGAAATAGGAATTAAACGCAAAGAAAATTATAAAAATTTATTTGCTGCATTTAGTAAATACAAACAATATTTCCACTTACATGAAGCACAACCTGGAGCGGATGTTGATTGGTTTGCCTTTCCAATAACAGTTAAAGATGGAACCTCATTCAAACGTTCTGATATATGCCAGTTCTTAGAAGTACATAAAATACAAACACGCCCCTACTTTGCAGGTAATATTATGCTACAACCAGCATATACTCATTTAATGGATCCTAAAGAAGTGATTGAAAAATATCCTGTAGCTAGAAAAGTTACAACAGACACATTTTTCTTAGGTACATCACCTGTAATTAATAAGGAAAAAACAGATTATATAGAAACAATTTTAGATAAGTTTATATCTACTCTATAATGAAACCATTTGTAATATACACTTATGATTATAGCCCGGGGGTAGGTGGTATTAAAGTAATGCACAAATTATGTGACATGCTTAATAAAAATAAGTTTGAGGCTTATTTAATGCCAATCCATATTAGAGATGATTTCTATACTTGTGCAGACTATAATACTCCTCTAATTACTCAGGAAGTATATAATAATATAGAAAATGCTATTGTTATTTATCCTGAAGGTATTCATAATAATCCATTAGGTTCCAAAAACGTAGTTAGATGGATATTAGGTCCTTCTCATCAACATGATGCTGAAACATACTCTAAAGAGGATTTAATATATTGGTATATGGATTATTATTATACTGATTATTTAGGTCAAAAGGAAAATATACTTCATATTCCTGAATTTCATAGTGATATATTCAAAGATATGAATTATAACAGAATAGGTAGTTGTTATACTATTAGAAAAGCTAACCCAACAACATTAATTCATCCCTCTGATTCTATATTTATATCTTTTGAAGCAGCAGGTAATTTAACAAGATTAGCCGAATTATTTAACAAAACTAAAAAATTCTATTGTTATGATACTTATACTTTCCTATCAGTTCAAGCGGCAATGTGTGGTTGTATTAGTATAGTAGTACCTGATCCTAATGTAACTAAAGAACAATGGTTAGTTGGGTCACGATTAAGTAAGTATGGAATGGCATATGGGGAAGAAGATATTCCTAGAGCATTAGAAACATTACCTTTATTGTTTGAGGAAATAAACAAAATGAATTTGGAGATGGACGAACAGGTTATTAAATTTATAGAACACTGTCAAAATTATTTTAAATGAAAGTAGTATATATAACAGGATGTTTAGGATTTATAGGATCTTACATCACTAGAGAATGTCTTAAAAAAGGATGGTATGTTAAAGGTATAGATAAAATGACATACGCTGCTAATGAGGAATTATTATGGGAGTTTAATGATTATGAAAATTTCTCATTTGTTAATTCTGATATTAACGATTTGAAATTCTTATATGAATGTGACTATATTATCAATACAGCTGCCGAAACACACGTTGGTAATTCAATAGCTAACAGTGATGAATTTATTCATTCTAATATTAATGGTGTTCACCATTTATTAGAATTAATTAAAAATTATAGACAAGAAACCTCTAAAACACCAATACTACTACATTTTAGCACGGATGAAGTGTATGGTGATATAGATAAAGGCACCCATACAGAAACAGATCTACTTAAACCATCAAACCCATACTCAGCAACTAAAGCAGCAGCTGATATGCTAGTTTTAGCTTGGGGTAGAACTTATAATTTACCTTATATTATAGTTAGACCAACTAACAATTATGGTATGGGACAATATGTTGAAAAATTAATTCCTAAAACTTGTAAATATCTAATGTTAGGGAGAAAAATACCACTTCATAATAATGGTACTCCAATTCGCAATTGGCTACATGCTCAAGATACAGCTAATGCTGTTGTTAAGATTATTGAAACAGGAGTGCAAAATGAAATATATAATATAGCAGGTGGATTTGAGCAAAGTAATTATATTACCGTTAAGAAGGTAATTGAAGGATATAATGGTAATGATGATATAGAAGCATATCTTGATTTATCTTATTCTAGAATAGGACAAGATGTTCGATATGCTTTAGATGATTCTAAATTAAGAGCACTAGGATGGGAACCTAAAAAAGTATTTGATAATGAATTAAAAAATATAGTACAATATTATAAAAATAAATTTATATGGTAAAAAAAGCACTTATTATTACTTGGGAAAAATTTCAAGATCATGAATTAATTTATCCCTATTATAGTCTAAAAGAAAATGGCTATGAAGTAACATTGATGGCCAATCGAGTAGGCAAAATTTGGGGATCATTAGGTACTCATATGCCTTGTGATGTTGAAACTTCTATATTTGAAGATGAAATAATAAGACAACAATATCTAAAAGAATATGAAATCCTATTAATACCCGGTGGAGTTAAAGCACTTGAAAAAGTAAGACAAGAACAGGGTGTACTTAAGTTTATTCAGGAATGGAATACATCTAATAAAACAATATTCTCAGTCTGTAATGGAGCCCAACTACTAATTTCAGCTAAAATATTACAAGGTAGAACTATATCTGGTTATTACTCAATTAATACTGATATTGAAAATGCAGGAGCTATTTATAATAGAGGTCCAGTAGTAGTAGATAGTAATATTATTTCTTGTCCTCACTATGATTTTATGGCTGAATGGATGAGAACAGCATTCCAAGTACATAACGAAAGAATAAAAAATGTCCAATCATAATATTAATATTGTTAAAAAACCTTGGGGATACGAATACCTAGCCTATGAAAACGAAAATGTAGGCTTGTGGTTTCTCTACATAGCTCCTGATCAAAGTACCTCAATGCACTGTCATCCTAAGAAAACAACAGGATTAGTGCTATTAGATGGTGAAGCTGAAATATCATTTTTAGCTGATAAACGTCAATTAAAATCATTAGATAAAGTAATGATTAGAAGAGGTTTATTTCATTCTACAAAAGCAGCATCTGATAAAGGGGCATTTATATTTGAAATCGAAACACCAGTAGATAAACAAGATTTAGTTAGGTTAAACGATCAATATGGACGTGCTTCTAAACCATATGAGGATGATACATTTGAGGAAGCTAAAACTAATGACTGTTTATGGATACAAGAACCAGAATTAGGTAAATGTATAATATATTCATTTGCTGACTGTGTTTTAAAAATTGAAACAATAGATGATATTAAAATAATCAACAATAAAGAAGATAATGATTTAATTATATTTCTTAAAGGTGGAATGGTACGTAATATAGATGGTATATCTCATTGTGTTACTATTCCTGGTGATGTTGGATTTGCTAATATTATTAAGCAAGTATCAAAACAATTAGATGGAGTAATTCCTGGAACAATCATAATGACAATTATTAAAAATGGCTAATTTTTACCCTCCTGGATATGAAGAACAATTAACTGTAATTGCTGTCGATTTTGACGGTGTATTACATAATGCTGATAAAGGTTGGGGTGATGGTACCTGTTATGGAGACCCCTTACCTGGATCTATAAATGCTATTAAGGAATTGTCTAAAAAATATAAAATTGTTATCTTTACAGCTAAAGCAAAACCAGATCGTCCATTAGTAAATGGTAAAACAGGAACAGAATTAGTACAAGAGTGGTTTAAAAGGTATAATATTTTAGAGTACATTGATAGTATTACAAGTGAGAAACCAAGAGCAGAATTATACATTGATGATAATGGATATCGCTTTGAAAATTGGAACGATACATTAAACTTTATAGAAAAACTACTATGATAAAAGTTTCAGATTATATATTTGACTTTTTACAATCTAAAGGAATAGACACTATATTCTCAGTATCTGGGGGAGCCGCAGCTCATTTACTTAATTCAGTTAAGGAAAAAAATTTTAAATATATTTGTAACTATCACGAACAAGCTTGTGCTATGGCAGCTGAAGGATACGCTCGTATAGCCAACAAACCAGCTTGTGTTTTAGTTACTAATGGACCTGGATCTACTAATACTCTTACAGGTGTAGTTGGAGCCTATCAAGATTCAATCCCAATGATCATAATTTCAGGACAGGTACCAGTAGATCAATCATTAGGTAGTTTAAAAGATATTACATTAAGGCAATTAGGAGTACAAGAATGTGATATAATTAGTATGGTAAAACCAATTACTAAATATGCTATTCAAATAACTAATCCTAATAATATAGTATCATGCCTTGAAAAAGCTTACCAAGAAGCAACTACTGGTAGAAAGGGTCCTGTTTGGTTAGATATTCCTTTAGACGTCCAGAATGCAAAAATAGACCCAAAAGAATATTTTGTAGATGACATTATAAATATTATACTCAAATCTAAAAGACCAATAATAGTAACAGGAAACGGAATTCATTTATCCAATTCAGAAAAAGAATTTTTAGAGATAAAAGATAAATTACAAATACCTATAGTATCAACTTGGACTTCTAAAGATTTATTAAATCATAATGATCCTTTATTTGTGGGAAATTTTGGATTATTGGGTGAAAGAGCAGGTAATTTTGCAATTCAAAATGCCGATTTATTATTAATATTAGGGAGTAGAATGTCTATTCCTAATGTAGGATATCAACACCAATCTTTTTCTCCTAATTCTATTAAAATAATGGTTGATATAGATGAAAATGAATTAAAAAAACCAACTATTAAAATAGATTATCCTATTAATAGAGATTTAAAATTTTTTCTATCTGTACTTAAAACAAGGCTAAAAAATCAAAACATACCTGATTGGACTAATTGGATTGACAAAACCCAATCATGGAAGAAAAAATACCCAGTATTTCAACCTGAATATAAAATAAATGATGGGAAAATAAATTCATTTTATTTTATGGAAGTATTATCTAATAAATTAACAGATAATAATATTGTAGTAACTGATATGGGTACAAGTTATACATGTACAATGCAATCACTACAAATGAATGGTAAAGCTAGATTATTTACATCTAGTGCTTGTTGTTCAATGGGATTTGGGTTACCTGGAGCTATTGGAGCTTACTTTGCAGATCCAAGTAAAGATATTTTATTAATAGCAGGAGATGGAGGTATACAAATGAACATTCAAGAATTACAGACAGTAATTCATAATAAAATACCTCTAAAAATATTCTTACTTAATAATAATGGTTACCTTGCTATTTCCTTAATGCAAGATAACCTATTTAAAAGCAACTATATAGGCTCAAATCCAGATAGTGGAATTAGTAACCCTAATTTTGTTAAATTAGCTGATGCATATGGGTTTAAAACATACATCTTTAATAATAATATTGAACTAGAAAAAGGAATAGATGAAGTATTAAGTACAAAGGGACCCGTATTATGTGAAATTAAAATGATTGAAAATCAATTATTAATTCCTCGTGTTCAATCATCTAAAGATAAAAATGGTAAAATTATATCCAATTCATTAGAAAATATGTTTCCTTATTTAAATGATGAAGAAATGAAAGAAATTATGTTATGAAAATTCTAATTACAGGAACTAATGGTTATATAGGTAAATCATTATATAATGCTTTAAAAGATAAGTATGAAGTAACTACTATTACTAGACAAGACTTTGATTTAACAGCAATTCAACCAATGATTGAATTTTTTAAAGATAAATATTTTGATGTTGTTTTACATTGTGCTATAGTAGGAGGAAGTAGATTAAAAGAAGATAATTGGGAAGTAATGGATATTAATTTGTGCATGTATTATAACTTAATACAATGCCAAGCACATTATAATAAATTAATTAATTTTGGTTCTGGGGCTGAAACATATGCATCTAGTACTCCTTATGGTTTGAGTAAATTAGTTATTAAAAACTCAATAGCCAATATACCTAATTTTTATAATTTAAGAGTATTTGGAGTGTTTGATGAAAATGAATTAGATACTCGTTTTATAAAAGCTAATATTAAAAGATATATTAATAAAGAACCAATAATTATTTATCAAGATAAATATATGGATTTTATTTATATGCTTGATTTAGTTAAAATAGTAGAATATTATATTAATAATAAAGGACCTAAAGAAATAAATTGTAATTATAATAAAACTTTTACTTTAAAAGAAACAGCAAATGTAATTAATAATTTAAATAATTATAAAGTAGAAATAAAAATAGAACAAGAAAACTTTGGAGACAACTATATAGATAATTATCTTCATCTAGAAATTGATTTTATTGGATTAAAACAAGGAATTATAGAAACTTATAAAAAACTAAAATGAACGTAACTATCATATATCATATAATGCCCTGGGAGATAGATTATGCTCTACTAGCATTCACCCAATTAAAAAAATCTAAATACTACATACCAGAAGAAGTAAATATCACAATTAAATCAGCTCTTAATTTATCAAATTATTTAATCGATTGGAATAAAAGTAAACTACCTAAAGAATATTTTATTGAAAAATATAAAACATTATCTATTTTACTTAAAGATTATAATCATGATAGTTTTATATATGACGGAGATGAATTATGGGGTCATCTAGATTTGCAACGAGATGCTATATCATCTGAAACCAATTACTATATTAGTACATGTCCTGACATGTATTTTAGTGAGTATTTATTAAGCTACATGATTCAAGCAGCAATGTCAATTTCTAATAAGTACTTTATATTAACACCCCAAATCTGCAGAATGTGGGATGAAAGCTGGGAAGTATTAATTCATCCTCAATTTGCTGTTGGACCTCACTATGGATGGGAAAAAACAACAGACATATTTGATGTAGATTATTATTTACATACATCTGAAGAAGAAATAAATATAACTCCTACTGATCAGCTTAAGTGGGCGGGGTGGTTTGATTTATATAATAAAGAGTTTTATGAGGATTTAGTTCAAATTCCTAATGAATGGAAAGGATATGGAGGGTTAGATAGTTACGGATTAAACATATGTGCCTATGCAAAACACATAGGGTTAGATTTTCAACAATATCGTTTAGATGGTCAGATAATATTTGAATATTCTGTTGGTCCTTTACGAACAGATGAAGTACATGGTTTTTCTAATTATTATAAAAATCTATTAGTTAGAAAAGATGTCTCTGAACAAAGAGAGGAATTTAATAAAAATTTACCTACATTTATAGAGAAAAAAATAAAAGAACTACATGATAGATACAAATAGATTAGAAAAATATTGTGATCCCTCTAGCTCTATATTTGTGAAAACACAAAGATGGGAATTAATGAATCATTTGATTGATAAATATAAATTAATAAATTATCTAGAAATTGGAGTTAATGATGGTCTTTGTATAAGACAAATTAATGCTGAACATAAAGATGGAGTTGATCCACATCCTGGATCTGAAGTAGGTGGGATGTATGTTCCTGAAATTAATTATCCCGTCACATCTGATAGTTTTTTTGAATTAATAAAAGACCATGATATTAAATATGATATGATCTTTATTGATGGATTACATCATGCTAACCAAGTAGATAAAGACATCCAAAATGCACTAAACCATATTGTTGATGGGGGTTTTATAATAATGCATGATTGTAATCCACTTGAATATCACATGCAGTTAGTTCCAAGAGTAACAGGATTATGGAATGGTGATGTTTGGAAATCAATAGTTAAATTAAGATGTACTGAGCCTGAATTAGAAGTAATGGTTATAGATGCTGATTGGGGAGTTGGATTAATAAGAAAAGGTAAACAAAAACTATATACTAAAGCATCTTTAGAAGAATGTTTAACATGGGATTATTTTGATATAAACCGAAATGAACTTATTAATTTAATAACAGTAGAAGAATTTTATAAAAAAATTTAAATGGAAAGTAAAATATCACTATTAGCAGCTTTAAAAAATAATTTAGACTATAATAAACATTTCTATAAAACTACTAGAGCAATATATCCTGAAATAGAAATATGCTTTAGTAGTTATAGTAGTACCGATGGTACCCATGAGTGGTTAGATTCATTAAATGACCCATTTACTAAAATATTCCATTCAGATAAATATGGTAATTTTTCTGATAATTTTAATAAGGCCGCTTCAATGGCAACTAAAGAATATATTGTGTTCGTTCACAACGATATTGTATTAGCCCCTGGATTTATTGAAAATTTAGAAAAATATTGTAACCCGGATACAGTAATATCTTACACTACAATCGAACCACCTATATTTGCTGGACACGAACGCCCAGGTAAAATTATTAAGGACTTTAGCGCTGACTTAGAAACATTTAATATAAATGGATTTTATCAATTTGCAGCTGAAACTGTAGAAAAATATAAAGATAAAATTGAGCCGGGTGTTGTGTTCTTTATGTGTATGCCTAAAGACAAATATCTTGAAATTGGAGGTTTAGATAATTTATACAATCCAATGTTCTGTGAAGATGATGACTTAATATTAAGATGGAAATTAGCAGAATTAAATATAATTACTTCATTAGATGCTATTACTTATCATTTTGTATCGAAAACCTCTCGTTTCTCCGAAGAATATCAACAACATACTCAACAAATAGAACTACAATCAAATCGTAATTTTATTAGAAAGTGGGGTAATAAAGATTTTAAAACAAAATATGATATAGGATATATTATTAAAAATTGTAACACTCAACTTATCCCAACATTAGAATTATTTGCCTCTACAATTTATGTTGATTGTCCTTATCAAGATTACATTGAAGCAGAACAACCCAATACTAAGTTTGATTTAAATAAACGTATTAAAAACATAAATGAATCTAAAACTAATCAAATATTAGTTGAATTTGATGCTACACAATTAAATCAAAATAATTTTCAACTATTACAACAATTACCTCAAATTATACTAGAATCTGAAGGATTAGGGATATTTGAATTAGACGTATTTAAAATAGACATATCCGGAATGGATCGTTTAGAAAAACATTTAATCGAAATAAATTCCCCATATTACCAATCTCAGCTTTTGTAATTATATTTATGAGAAATCTAAATATATGGCTGGTAAACGCTCTGATAAGCAACCTCAACTAAGCAGAACTATAATATTAGGAGAAATTAATTCAGAATCAGCCAATGATATAATTCAATTAATATATGAAATTAATGATGAGGATATTGGAAAAACGCAAGTAGAGCCGATTAAACTAATAATTAATTCATTTGGTGGGGAAATATATAGTGGATTAGCCTTAATAGATACAATTGATAATTCGCCAACTCCAATCTATACAATATGTCATGGCTCTGCAATGTCTATGGCTTTAATAGTATATGCTACTGGGCATCAACGATACGCTAGTAAAAATGCTACATTCATGTATCATGAAGCTACATATCCAATTGAAGGCAAAGTAGTACATCATAAACAAGAATTAAAAGAAGTAGAACGTATTGATAAGATATGTGATGATTATTTACTATCTAAAACATCATTCACTCAAAAACAATTCAATGATGTTAAAAAAACACAAGGAGAATGGTATTTTGATGTAGAAATAGCACAAAAATACGGATTAGTAAACGA